TAGAAAATACGTCTTTCTGGAGCACGTTGTATACGATAGATAATGATAGCGTCTTCAAGCAGTTCTTTTTGCTTGTAGACTTTAAACACTGATTCAAGCAGTGAATTACCAAAAGGATAGTTATTATCTAATCCTTCTGACATTGAAATATGAACCACGTGTTTAGCATCAACTGTGATTTCGTTCGTGGCGTTTTGGAATCTAGTACCTGTTGATCGAGCAGCATCACCTACAAACCCTCTACCATATCCGCCGCCACTAGTATATGAACTTGTACCACTTGGCGCTGTGTTAGCAGTACCATGTGGTGTTGTGGCAATCATTTCTTTAAAATTAAAATTGATATCTTTGATTGTATACTGTTCAGGAATCTTACCTTCAGACTCGTTAACAATAATCTTTGAAACTTTAGAAGCATCTACATGCAACCATTTTAATGTTTGTGGATCTCTAATGAAAAAACAATCGCCATATTTGAAAGAATTACGAACTATTCTAAATATTCTAGTTTCAAATTGCTGTTGTTTGCTCCACTTCTGTAGGCTTTCTTTGATCAGTTTAACTTCAGTAGAAGTTGGTTGTCCTCTAAAGAAAGTATGGAACGGTGTGGCATTTTCTTTGTCTTTTTGTGTACAGAATTCTGTCAAAATATCTAAAGCAGCATTAACTTCTGAATCCATATCCATAGTATCGTACTGCATATAACGCTCAATACGATTAGGAGCGCCGGCATATACATCAGGTAAGAAACTCGAATAGTTGGCGCGGGCAGGACCGGGACGACCGCCACCGCTGATTGGGCTCATCGACCTCTTTTCACTATTGACCTGTACAGGCGTAAAATATTTTTTCCAACTCATTTCAGTTTATCCTTTATGCCGCAGCATAAGCAGTAACTTCACCGGCAGTTGTTCTTGCAGCACTCAATTGTCTATCTCTCGTGTCATTGGCACGTCGGTTAAGTGCAATCAGAACATCCATCTTATTATTTAAACTAGAAAGCAATGTTGCGGGACTTTCTTGAGTTTGTGTGGCTGCTTGAGCAGTTTGGGCAGGTGTAGTTGATGGTTTGGGAGGGGTAGCCGGCGCTTGAGCGACAGCAGTTTGGGCAGCAGTTGACGAAGGTGTAGCGGCAGTACCAGGAGATTGTGCTGATGCTGTTGCAGTACCCGGTTGTCCAACCATTCCTTGTGCCAATTCTCTTTCTTGTGCGAATCTACTCATCACACTGGCTTGAACTTGTTGTGTGCTAGAACCAAATTTCTTAGATCGTTCGGCATACACTGCATCAATAAGTTCTTTTTCGCTCATGCCTTCTTTAAAGACTTTATTGAATATATCACTGGCGCCTTTGCCGCCGTGTTGAACTGATGTGGACCACATGACTTCTTGTAAGGCTTTGCTCTTACCAATCATGCCTTGCAGACTTTGACCAGTTCCTTTCATTCCAACATCAAAATGTGTTTTCTTAATAAAATCGTGTTCTGATGATTGTAGTTTTCCTTCACCAGCAAGTTTTTTCCATTCTTGGGCAAATGCACCGTCTTTGCCTGCATCAGCAGGGCCTGCTTTAGATAGTCTTTCGTAGGCTTCTGGATTGCTTGTTTTTAAGTGTTCCATGAATCTATTCATGGTTCCTGTCTTGGCCGCTATCTGGTATTTGCCATAACTGGTTCCGCCTGTGGTATCCCAACCAATTGCTGATGATCCAGCAGACCCAGATTCAAATTTGGCTGCCATACCTCCTAGCCCCGGAGCCACAGTTGTTCCTGGTTGTGCTGCTGCGCCCTGTTGTCTGCGCATCGCACTTTCAAACATCTTCTGAGGCGAACTTAGATCGTAGGCAGTGCCCGGTGTTGTTTCTTTTCCTTGACCTTCTTTTTTAGCATCGTTTTCTTTTTTCTGTAGATCAATGGCTTCTTTAGATAATTTATTTTCTTCTTCTTTAATACCACGCTCTTCACGTTTGTCTTTTCTACGTTGATCTCTGGCTTTTTCTTTTTCGTCAAGTTCTTGTCTTTCTAATTCAAGAGCCTTTTGTGCCTGTTTAACTTTCTTATTAGCATCACCAAATGTAAGTTTATCCAGTAACCCTAAAAATCCATCAGCCAACGTAATCATCAAACGTTTCATATTATCGCCAACGGCTTCGAATACATCTCCTACAGTAAATCCTGCATTGTACAACATTTTAAATGCGGCAATTAATGCTATTACTGGTAAAGCAAATTTCAATAAAGGCAACGAAGCAGCAAATGCTCCTATGGCTAGTTTTCCTAAAGCCCCAGAAGCCAATGCGCTAGAAATAATTTGTGCTTTAGTTGTAAGTGTTAGAATACCCCATGCCACATTGACAGCAGCAATTAATCCAACTAATGGTGCTAATACTAAGGCAAATGCTCCTGAATGGTCTGCTAGAAATTTAAATGTAGGTAGTACAAAAGTTTCTACAACCCCTATAAGAGTAGTGAATATCTTTTGAAAATCTGCTAGTAATGTACTGTTAGCAAGAAACTTAGTAAATGTATTACTGACTTCTGCTATCTGTTCTTGGAATCGTTTTAGATTTGCAGCATCTACGTTTTCTTTTTCTTTTTTGGCTCTTTCCTCAGCGGCTTTAGCAGATTCAGCCTGCACCTGTCCTATGGTCTTTTCTCTGGCTGCTACGTCATCTATGGCTGTAAACACACCCTGTGCATACTTGTCTCCATACAATCTCATGTTTTCTGCCAATGGACTGTCAGCAACACGTTTGGCTTCTGCTTGTATAGATGCATTCAACGCTTTATTATTTTCTTTGGTAAACGTTCCTGTCTGTCTAATCTGTGCATTCATATGCATAAATGCACGACCAGAGTCTGGTAGATATTGCAATGCTGCTCGACCTGCTTCGCTGGTTGCAGTTCCTGTGGCAATAACTTCTTTAGCACCTTCTTGTAATTCAGGAGGTAATGTCTGCAAGAAAGCCATCAATTCTTCTTGGCTGGTAGCATCCATCTTTCTCAAAGTGTTGCGCAACTGTGAGTCACGCATCATTTGAGCACGTTGATCTTCTAGATCTTTTTTGTTTAATCCGGTAAGTTTCGATACCGCATCTAAATTCTGTAGGTACTGTCCAGTTTGAGATATCAGTTGACTATTACTCATCCCAGAAAGAGCACCGGTCTTGGCCAACACTCCGCTGTACTTGGCCATGCTTTCATTGATCTGTTCTGTGCTGTAACCTAATCTAGCAAGGTCGTCTCCTAGTTTAGAATTTCTTATTCCTTTACCAAGTTCAGATAAACGTTTAGCACCTTCAGCAGTACTGCCTCCTAGCAATGCTAAATCAGCACTGGTCTTAGAAACTATGCCAGAAAATTGATCAAAGGTTAAACCTGCACCTGATGCAGCATTGACCATGTCTGTGATACTGCCACCAAAGTTTGCACCTACACTGGCTGCTTGTTGAAATGCTTTGTATGTTCGTTCAGCCGCACCTGTAACTGCTCCAAACACTGTGGCCATTGCTCCACCAACCAAAGGTATAGCACTCATACTTTGTGCAGCCGCCGTCATAGAATTGTCTAATCTGCTGATAGTGCTGATCATATTAGTCATACCAGTGATCGCACTAGTTACAGAAGACAGTAATCCATTCATGGCTTTGCCTAGTTCGGCAGCCTGTTTAATTTCTTCGTCTTTTTTCTTCTGTGCTTCTTGAGATTGTTTTATTGAAGCCTTTTGCTCATCTGTAAGTTCTTCAGTTTGTTTGGCTAGTTCCGCTAGTTTTTTCTCAAGATCTTTTTGGGCTTTGCCGCCTTTTCCAGTCACACCCTGTTTTAAGATCGTAGCAAGGATCTCTCTAAGTGTGGCTTCCGTGGCCGCATTGTTTAATTGAATTGGTTGACCGCCTAGGTCTCCGGTGACTTCTGCCATTTAGTTAAAACCCCAAAAACTGCGTATATAAATATCTACGTAGATATAATATTTATCGGAGAAAAAAATGTCAGAACAACAGGTGAATCCAATCGCTACCGCGGTCAAAACCGCAGGTAATCCGTTGGCAAATTATTTTAGGCAACCTAAGATTTTTATTAGATTGCCCAGCCAAGGACGATTCTATCCAGAAGGTTCTTTGGACAAAAGCGCCATAGACGAATACCCTGTATTTGCTATGACTGCTAAAGATGAACTTATGTTCAAAACTCCAGACGCACTAATGAACGGTCAGGCTACTGTAAGTGTGATTAAGAGTTGTATACCTGCTATTAAAGATCCTTGGAACATGCCTAGTTTGGATCTTGATGCTTGTTTAGTTGCTATACGTATTGCTACCTATGGCGAAAACATGGATGTAACTGCTACCTGTCCAAACTGTCAAACTATTAACGATTTAGTTATGAGTCTGCTAGGGTATCTAGATTCTGTTAGTCAATTTGTCTACGAAGATACTTTACACATAGATCCATTGATTATTAAGATCCGTCCTTATTCGTACAGAGAAGTTTCTAAGGCTGCAATTAAAACTTTAGAACAACAGAAAATCTTTGCCATTGTCAACGATGAATCAATGAGTGACGAACTTAAACTAGAAAAATTCGGTGCTAGTTTTCTTAAACTAACAGAAATGACTGTAGATGTTATCTGCGGTTGTATAGAAAGCATCACTACGCCCGAAGGTATTGTTACAGATGCTGCTATCATTAAAAACTTCATGGAAAACACTACCAGTGAAATTTTTAATACAATCAAAGATCATGTAGATCGTATGAAAGAATCTATGAAGTTACAGGCACAGCAGGCCAAATGCACCAATTGCAGTCACGAATGGTCTGTGAATCTTGAAATGGATCAGACAAATTTTTTCGACAGAGGATCTTAACTCAGTCTCTGGTTGAGATCCAAGAATACGTAAAGCAGTTGGAAAGAGAAGAACGGGACATCAAAAAAGATCTACTTAAGATCTGTTGGTACATGCGTGGCATGAGTTACCAAGAAGCATTGATGTTAAGTTATGATGAGCGTATGATCGTAGGCGAGATCATAAAAGAAAATCTAGAAACTACTAAAAAAACTAAACTACCGTTCTTTTAATCAGCGGGTGCTATCAACTGTTTGACTATTTCAGCCACTTGCATACCTGCTTTGACTATTTCATCAGCCAAAGCATTGATATCTATTTCTTGTTCAAATAGTTCGTTAACTTTCATAGAGTTTTTTGTGTAATTAATTTGTGCAGTTCTGCACGTTGTTCCAGATTCAGTTGATTGATTTTATCAATGATCTGTTTAGGTACTGTGCCACTTTTGTCTTCTATAGGCGGAGCACTATTAGGATCTTTTGAAGTATCTCCTGTGGCAAATGCTTTGACAAGATTTTTAGCATGTTCAGGATCTGCTTTGGCCTGTTGCACAGCACCTACATTTTTTCCAGCAACATTACCTACGGCTTGAGCAGCCTGTCCAACCTTAGATCCTAACTTGGCCATTAGTCCTGCTTCGCTGATATTTTCAACTATAGATTTGCCTGTTCTAATAACTGAATCCGATGTTGGTCCCATAATTCTAGCACGGTCAGCATCTATTTCTGCTTGACTCGGTGCTGCTGCTTTTTTACGGCTGCCTTTCTTAACAGGTTTATTAGGTTCAGTTGTAGTTGCTGCTGGTGCTGTTGTTCCAGGAGCCGCAGGAGCAACCTCTGGCTCAGCAGCAGGTGCAGCCGCTGGCTGTTTCTGTTGAGGCTGCGCTGCTTTGGCCATAGCAGATTTAACTTTAGGATCTGCCTGTAATGCTGTTAGTATTGTTTTTTGATCTGCAGGTTGTAGTGCAGCAATGGCTTTCTGTGCCTGTGCATACTGCGTATCGTTGGCTGCTTTTGCTGCAGGCTGTTCACTGCTAGGTGCAGGAGCCGCGGCTGGCTGTGATGTTGTCTGAGCAGGTTTAGATTGTGCTGCAGGAGTTGCTGTAGTTGCCGCTGGTTTAGATTGTGCTGCTGGTTTAGATGTTGTTGCTGGAGCCGATGTGCCTGCACCAGAAGATGCACTGCCAGTGCCTGATGCTGCACCGCCTGCGCCTGCTGCTGCTGCTGGTTCTGAACCGTCGCTGTCACCGCCGCTGCCCACTGTGGTCTTACCGGCTTGATAGCCTTTTTTAAATGCTTTGCCTATGCCTGCTATACCGCCGGCTACTGCACCAACACCCTTAGCCACGGTACCTGCAGCCTTGCCCACAGTTGAGCCTAATTTGTTCAGTAGTGGGCCTTCTTGTATCTGTGATTCAGTGAGTATTTCGTTTAATCTCATTAGGCCACCTTAAGTTGTTTAGTCATGTAATTTATCAATCTAACTTTGCGATCCGTAGGCAAAGCCATGACCAGTTTCTTAACTGATTCAATATCAGGTGCTGCTTTTGCTCCTTTGGCAGCCAGTATGGCTTTTCTATCGGCTTCATCTTCTACAGTTTCCCACTCACCATCAAAGTTTATGATCAGTTGGCCGTCTTTGGTATTACCTGCTTCGTATTCTTTACCTGTAGTTGGATTAGTATATTTCCAAGTTTCTGCAGGCACTAATTCAGCAGACTGAGCCGAAGGATCTGGCAACTTCATCTGCGAATAAACCTGCTTGACTAGTTCTGAGTCAACTCCCTGCTTGTTCAAGAACGCAGCAAGTTCATTTGAATCTGTGGGCGATCCTGCTTTTTGCCAAGCAGAATTTAATTTGTCAGCAGTGACCTTTGTGGTTAGATTGGCTGCTTTCTTTTTGATATAATCTAAAGGGCCTTCGTTTAACTGCTGTACACGATTGAACACCAGATAGACCTGACCTTCGGATAAAGGTTTGGTCTGTACATAATAACTTTCTGTTTTACCAGCAGTGCCAGTCATTGGCTTGCCGCCTACTTTGACTTGATCAGCAGATAGTTTGCCTGCAACAGCACCTTGTGCTGCTGAACGTATGACATCGTTGGCTGTTTTCAATGTCTGCAAGAAACCATCGTTCTGTTGAGCCAATGCTCGGGCTGCTGCATCTGTAAATGCTTTGTCTGCCAAATATTCTTTGACGCTGAATCGTTGTGTGAACTGCAATAGATCGTTGAAAGCATTGACATCACCACCGCGAGCATTGTCAACTATGGCTTGGAATCCTGCTACAGAATCTTCAGGAACTAGAATACTGTGTACTGTTTGTTTTAAACTCATGCCCGGCGCTTCTAGACTCTTGGTCAGGCCCACATTGATCTGTTTCAATCCAGGCATCTTGTCATAGGGCACTACGTCTGCTCTGAGACCTTCTAGCCAATCTCCAATGCCATCTAACAGCCAACCTGCCATAGCACCATAGGCAGCAGTCTTGATACCTTTGCCAATAGCAGTTGAAAGTTTTTCACCTTTGAGTAATTCTGTAGCGCCTCTTAGTATCTGACCAGCGATAGCACCGCCTACTGGACCACCTGCAAGACCTGCTAGAGTAGTAAGCACACCAATAATGGCAGCAGTCTTTCCGGGATTTTCTTTGGCCCATATGCCCAATTGCGAAATACCATCTAGTATTTTGCTGTCTGGGAACTTGGTATTGATTTTATTCTTTAATTGATCAAACTTTTGATCAAATGCCTGTACAGGCTTTGTGTTCTGAAGGTACTTGCCAATCTTATTGATAGCAGCATCTACTTTACCAGGCACATCTACGGCCTTGCCCAATAATGTTCTGTTACCACCTGCTTCAGTAGATGACTTTTCAACTTGTCCAAACAGTTGTTGTATCTGATCAGTGCTTAAACTGGCTTCAATTAAAGGTGTTAATTCCGAATAGATACCTTCGACTATACGTCTTTGTTCTAATGTTAATCCGTCACAACTTTCCCTAAGCAATTGTCTAGAGGCATTTAGGTGTTGTTCTACGAGTAGTGTTTTATCTGATAAATTTGTTAAACGCATAATATACCTATGATTGATTATTTATCGTATGAAACGAGCATATGCTCGTTTGCGCTTTTCGCTTGCGCTCAAGCGCATTTTTTTCTTTCTTTAAATTTACAAGTGATGATTTATTAATGCGAAGCATTTAAGTATTATGCAGATTGTTCAGTCACACTTTGCCCAGGCCGGGCAAAGATAAGAGCATTATGCGAGTTGCACAGTACACTTTAGCGTTATGGCATTACAGAGGCGGTCATCCGGTACCTCGAGCCACGTCTTTATACGACGGCAGTATACAAAAATACGCTAACATCTTTGTACACGTAGGGTTTTTCTCCCTTCTTTTTACCTTTTCTTATCCTTTTCAAACAACTAAATCGCAGGTTTTAAGCGATCTTCATCCATAAATGGGTAGTAGTTGAGTACCATTGCGGCATGGAATTCCGTCCCTGTGACCACCAAATGACCAGGTTTAGAGCGCACGAACTTAGGCCTGCGCCAGCCAAAAACCGCTTTTAATTTGCCTTATTTTGTTCTAAAAGACGCTGTCTTAGTATGTTTGATCCGCCTACTCTGACGTTTATAATGCCATTATAATAGTCATCTGTTTCTAAAACTCTGCGTTCAAACTGCTCTCTTGCCTCTAAATATGACATTTCTGCCTTGGATTTGCAAAGGTAAAGTATTTCTCTGGTGAAGTTTTCCGGACCTAGTGCTTGGACATCTGCGTTTAACCTATCAGATGAACCCCAGTAGTCGCGCCAATCGCTTTCTACTGTTGATCTTCTTTTAAGTTTTTTGCCTTTTAGTGGTGGTTTCGTGCGTTTAAACTGTGCTAGTTTCTTGCCTATGTATTTCTGCCCGGTTTTGAGATTCGTGATGAGGTAAACAAAGCCAATATAGCCTTCTGGAATTTCTTCTACAATTTGATTTTGATACGTCCACAGCACTCACTTAGTTATTTTAGGTGGTCTGCCTAACATGCCTTTTCTGGCTGCCTTTCGTTGTTCTCGTTTTTCTTGTATTTCTACTCGCCTTGTGCTTGCCTCGTTGCGTATTTCTGAAAGCCAATACCGTGCCTTAATGCCTGCCTCGTCGCTGCCTTTATATTCGAACCGTTCTTGCCATTTAAAGTATTCTTGAAATGCACGTATCATACGATCGTGTGCTTCTGTACTCACGCAACGATCTCCACGTCATTACTATAACTGGTAAATCCGTTTTCTTTGATAACTTTTAACACATGATTTACACGGCTAGTTAGGTCATCCCTATGAGAAATTAAGAATACATTCTTATCACGCTCACGGGTCATCTTCTTTAGAACGGCAATTGAACTTTCTACCCCACTAGCATCCATACCAGAGTCGACTAATTCGTCAATAAACAGTAAATTAATGCTGTGATATAAGTTTTCCCACACATCACGGAACGCCCACGACATTGAAAGTATTAGTCTGTTACGTTCACCGCGACTTAAATTGTCAAAATCTAAGTCTTGGCCTAGTTGAGTAATAATTACAGATAGATCGTTTTGGAATTCTACAATATGAGGAAGCCCAATTTTGTCTAGATAATAAGTTAATCGTTGATTTAAGAACGCCAAGTTTTGATCTATAATCTTTTTACGAACAAAACTGTCTTTGTTAGTTAACAGTTTATATAGGAATTCTTGATGATCCTTGACTTTAGTTAAATCATTGATATGATTCCAATCAATTTCTTGTACGGCTGTGTTTTTTAGTTCTTCAATTTGTTCAGCGTAAGGATTAGTTTCTGCCTGTTTCACAGACAGATCTTTTGCCAACGAACTCAATGTGTTTTTATGATTCAGTGCTTGCTCTAAGTTATCATAGTGTACTTTAGGACAATCTCCCAGATCACCTAGCAAACTTAATGCTTCAGATAGGTCTTGCAGTTCTTTGGCAAATTCAACGATGGAAGATTCAGATTCTGAAATCTGTTTTTGCTTACCTCTTAACATTTCTGTATGTTTGACATCGTGAAGGTCCTGACCACAACTGTGACATTTATGATCTTCCAGGGTTTTTAATTCTTTTGAAAGTTTTTCTAGTATTTTTTGTTCTTTTTCTACACTGGCAGTTTGTTTAGCAATCAATGTAACTAGAGTATCTCTTTCTTTTTTGTGCTCACTCCACTCTGCCAGTCGCCTTTGCGCAGCGATTTCTAGATCAATGTCTATAGTTTCTAAACGATCTATGCTTTTTAATAGATCCTCAGCAGTTTTTTCTTTTTGATCTTCCCAAAGTTTTTGTTTTCTTTCTAAAGAATCAATACTTTGTTGTATTCGATCATTAGATGCTTTAACAGTTTCTATTCTTGTGTTTTCTGTAGCGATGGCATCTTTGGTTTGTTTGACTTGTTCTTTGAGATTCTCTGCTTTTTCGCTGAGTAAAGTAATTCCTAGCAGTTGCTCGATAATACTTCGTTGATCAGCAGCCTTCATTGACAGGAACGGCTCGGTGTAGGTATTCAAAGCCACAAGGTGTTTGAACATTTCGTGGGTCATTCCAAACATTTCTTCAATGGCTTTTTGTGTTTCTCTACTATCACCTTGACTTTCATCTAGGTCTTGTAGTTCTTGTTCTTCGCCGTTGATACTAAACTTAAGAAGATTAGGTTTACGACCACGTTCAATATGATATTCTACGCCATCTTTCTCAAACGTAACAGTAACTAACATACCTTTAGAATTAATCTTGTTAATAAGATTATCACGTTTGATATTAGTTAGGGCTTGACCGTAGATTGCATAACTCAAGCCATTGATGATAGTTGTTTTGCCCGTACCGTTGCGAGCCCCAGAATCATCACCTCCTAGATCTAGATTTTCACCTAAGACTAGAGTTAATTGACCACGGTCAAAATCAATGGCCTGGGTCTGATTGCCCACACTCATGAAATTTCGTACAGTAAGATTTTTAATCTTAATCATAGTTCTTTGTAAATCTCCAACAATAGGGCTTTGTCATATGCCTCGCTATCTATAGCGTTTAATTGATTCATAACGATGGTATCAACAGATTCGAAGTTAATGTCAATAGGTACAGAAGCACTCTCGACTTCAACTTTTTCGGGAATCAGCATCAATTCACGTAGATTGAACTGCGGAATAAACTGTTCTTTGATAAAGTTTGCTTCTTCAAAAGTAATAGGCAAGTCGATGGTAACACGACAATGCATTTTTTCTTTAAGTAATTTGTCCGGTGTGTCTATGATTTGACTTAGTTTGTAAAGCCTATACACAGGCTGTCCGGGCCATGTCTTATAAACAGGAGCCGAACCCCACTCTAAGATCATCATGCCACGATCATCGTCTCCGGCGTCTGCATAATTGTGTGGGAACGCATTGCCAATATATGTAATATTGCCCTTGCTTTGACGTTTGTGAAAGTGTCCGCTGAATACATATTCCTGGTTTTGAAAATGCCCGCTCTGTAATTGACCATGATCCGGCATCTGCACCATGGCATTCATGTAGAACAGCGGTAATTCAAAGTGTCCAAACACATATCGACTTTTGATTTTAGGAACTTCTTTCCATTCGTCCCCAATCAGCCAAGGAAGAATAGTCACATCTCCTTCTGTAAAGGGTCTTTTAATGGGCACCACATTAGGAAACAATCTCATAAATTCTACAGAATTGATTTCTCTCTTATCTTTGTAGAACAGATCATGATTGCCTAGTATAAAATAAACCTTTTCAAAGTTAGCACTTAATCTTTCTAAATTTGAAACTGTGTAGTTCATAGTACTAACATCAGTAGTTGATCTATTATGATGCCAATCACCTAAGAAAATTGCTGTCTCGCAACCTTCTGCTCGCGCAGTTTCACAAAACCAAGTTACGAATTCTTCGCAATCTATATTGTGAGACCTGCTGCCAGATTTTAAACCAAAATGTATGTCTGTAAAACACGCAACTTTTTTAAATAGATTCATAATTTCCTATTATACAATCTCTAATAACTTAGATCAATCCCAATCACCACCGCCACCTTCTGACGAACCGCCACTACTACCACCGGTAGGTCCAAAACTTCCTCCACTGGCATTCTGCCTAGTCCATGAAGGATTCATTCCATTCATTTCGAGGATGTCGTCTCTAATATTTTGGTTACGTTTTTCAATGTTGATGATACGTACGAAACTATTGGTAACAGCAGCAGTATAATAAGCAAAAGGATTATCAGATTTACTTTCATCGAATTGTAGTCCTATTTGAGTTAGTTGTAAAATGGCTTGTCCACGCATTTCATCGTTGTAGGTGTATCCACGGACGTTGCCTCTGGTAGCATATCTTTCACAGAGTTTTAAAAACATCCGTGCTAGGTTATTGGTCATTTTTCCGTGCTCTTTATTAAATGATCCATTGTCCAACCCGCCCTTCCAATGACTTTTGCCTACACAAATTAAATTGTTATTTTCGTCAAATTTCCAATGCTGGAATGGAGGAAAGTTTACTTTCTCGTGGCTGTCGGCAGTATTCTTTAAAGTTTTTTTACGTCCCGGAGCCAATGGAATATGTTCGAACGTCATCACACGAAATACCACATCTTGCTTGGCGATCTTTTTATAATCTATTTCAAATTCTTTTAGAGATAGTTTTTTACCTCCCTTAGACTGCGCTGCTTCGTAATTTTGTTTGGCCTGTCTTGTGGCCCTGGTGCGCTTCGCATCGGCAATAGTACGTATGTTAATTTTTTCTAAATTTGGAACGATCATATCGTACTCATGATATTCCGGACTAGTAAAACTACAATATGTATTTTTGCTTAAATGTATTTCTTTTAATAAATCCTTGTTTGTAAGATATTTTATCTTAGGTGGTTGTGTTGTCATCAATCCCAAATACTCCTAGTAGGTAATAATATTAGCATATTTTTCATATAATAAATAGAGTTATAACGGAGTTTTTTCACCAAAATGCCACTATCTATAAACCCTTTGGCTAAATTAGTTTCTTCTGTTTCTCAGCAGGTATCTGCAGCCGCAGATTCTGCTAGTGGTGCAATGAACGGAACACAATTTGCCTCTCTTAAATCTAATGTCAACGACACAGTTTCTAAACTATCGGGCGGTATTGGATCCGGTCTTAACGGCTTTACTGCATCTGCTACAACATTTGCATCCGACGCAAAAAATGCGTTAGGCGGTGTTACTGGAGCAATGGGTGGCATTGGCAATCCCATACAAAGTCTTGCTTCTAATGCACAAAGCGCCATTAGTGGTGCCGCTAATTCAGTTGGTTCTATTAGTAATGTTGCATCTAATATAGGTGCTAGTTTAGACAAACTAGGACTTGCAGGCGGCGGCTTAGGTGGCGGACTTGCTAAACTAGCAGGACAAGTATCGTCAGCGGCAGGTATGTTGAACAATTTATTGAGTTTGGCCAGAGGAAAAAATTTACCAAGTGGAGCAGAATTATTTAGTGCTCAGGGATCTTTCGTTGAATTAAAACCGGGATCACAAAACGACTGGCGTGTAAAAGTAAATTGTAATTTTGGTCTGTTTGGAAATGCTTTTAGTAGATTGTCTGAAACAGGTGGATTTGTTTTTCCGTATCTGCCTAACATCACAGTTTCAACAAAAGCAAACTATTCACAAATTGATCCTGTACATAACATTCATCCTTTTTATGTTTATAAAAACAGTCAAGTAGATGATATTCAGATCAGTGGTGAGTTCTCTGTTGAAACAGAACTAGATGCTGAGTATTGGATTCAAGGCACAACATTTTTTAAAACAGCCACTAGAATGTTTTATGGTACAGGAGAGAATGTAGGTAATCCTCCAGTGATATGCCAACTCAGCGGATACGGAGCCAGAGTTTTTACCGGAATCCCAATCATCATTAAATCTTTTAGCGTAGATTTAAAAGAAGATGTTAGTTATATGAAATATAATAAAGGCCCAGCACCTACTTGGGTACCAACTACTAGTAATATTACTATAGTAGTTGCGCCTATCTATAATAGAACACGATTGAGACAGTTTAGTCTCAAAGATTATGCCAACGGCAATGTGGTAGCAGGATCAGGATTCGTATAATCATGGCGACATATACCGCTTCTTCCCCTTATAGGAACACCAAAGAAAACAATCTATATTTAGAACTTCTAACCATACGTCCAGTTCCGGCCGAATTAGATGATTTTTTATATACAATTGAAAATCAATATAGGCATAGACCAGATCTTCTAGCATTTGACCTTTACGGTAATTCACAGTTATGGTGGGTGTTTGTTCAAAGAAACATGAGTGTAATCAAAGATCCTATCTATGACTTTGAACCAGGCACACAAATTTATTGTCCTAAGAAATCAAATTTAGAAAAGTATTTAGGAGTCTAACGTGTCAATATTTAGAGACATTGGTCAGACAATTGGTACAGTATTAAGACCTGATGGAAATCCTGTTTCTGCTGTGACTAATCTTCCAGGCATTGCAGCAGGAGTAGCAAGAGTAATCTCCGGAGTTCCTACTGCTAATTCGGCCACTTTAAATACTTCCAAGGCTTCAAATTCTAATCAAGATTCAACAGGAACACCTGCTGTGAAAATTTTTGGATTAGACAAAATTAAAGGAGGCCCGCCTTACCCTAATGTATTAGAACAATTTGCTTCATATAGTAATATATGGACTTTGTGTTGCCTTGAACCTAGTCAGTTTAATAATCCTAATACATACAGAGGTAAACCGGGTGCTTTAAAAAATATTGTTATATCTAGTGCAGGAAGATATGACGAACAACGGGCAAAAACATCTAACGGTTCTCCAGAATTTTTTATCGATAATATTAATTTTATTAGTAGACTAGCAGGTCAAGATGCCGGTTGGACTAATGTAACACAATTTGAATTTGATGTCTATGAACCATACAGTATGGGATTATTTTATCAAAGTCTTTTGTCAGCAGCATTATCTGCAGGGTATCCTCATTACATTGGCGATGTTCCTTTTTTATTAAAATTAGAATTTGTAGGGTTTGACGACAAGGGTAGAATATTTGCCAGCAAAGAACAACTGGCCAAATATTTTACAATAAAAATTACTGAATCAGATATGAAAGTGGACGAAGGCGGCAGCAGATACAAATGCAAAGCAGTACCGTTGCACCACTCAGGATATCTAGACGGAGCCAATACATATCCTGTTGAATTAAACATATCAGGTAATACTGTATTAGAAGTTTTAGCCAGTGGTAAAAACAGTCTAATGAATGCTCTGAATACTTCACAGTTTGAATTAGTAGATCGCAATATGATAGGAAAACCAGACCTATATGAAATAGTTTTTCCTATAGACTGGCAAGATAGAGTTGGACTAGAAGGTGGTGCAACAGCCGATACACTAAGAGCCATGGTGGATATTAATGCTGGAAAACCCATTAAGGCCGGAGTTAACGCAGACTTTGACACGCTTGAATACGGCCAAGGACCTATTGGTTACAGCAGTATGGGCTTTGATGCAACATCTGGCGGAAACTATCTTTTTAAAGATGCAGCAGATACTGTTGATCCTTCTACTGGAAGAATACAGCGAGATCAAATGAGTATCGATCCATCTCGTCGAGTTTTTACATTTGGTAAAAAAGTTCAAATTACCAATGTTATTAAATGGATAGTACTGGCCAGCGAATATTGTTCAAAAAATCTTAGACCAGAAGCCATTGATCCTAAAACCGGTCTTGTAAACTGGTTTAGAGTTGATGTACAAATTGATCTTTTAGAATACGATAAAATTAGAAATCAGAGAGCAAAAAAATATATCTATAGAGTTGTACCGTTTAAAGTTAGCGCAGAATATTTGAAAAATCCTAGTTCTGCTACTCCTACTCAAGGCAGAGAAGCCATATGCGCGAAAAGATATGATTATTTGTATTCAGGTCAAAATAATGATATTCTAAAATTAGATCTTACATTTAACGGAATGTTTCATACAGGTCAACTACCTAGGCCGCCTCAACAGCATGCTTCGATACAAAACGATGATAATCAATCTGCCGCTGAGACTAAGAGATTATCCGCACAGACACAGTCTGGCGCTGCGCCACAGTCGGTTACATCGGAAACAGGAACACCTGCTGTAAAACCTAATTACAAGATACAAACTGGAACATACTCCGGAGAAAAAACAGTTGAGCAAGTTATTGCCGATGCATTCCAAGATGCTTTCCAAAACGGAAACAGAGATATGATGAATGTAAAAATGGAAATCCTAGGAGATCCATATTATCTTTCGGATTCGGGTATCTGTTCTAAGTTTTTAGGAGAGTATGGTCCAAACGAACAAATTACTGCCGAAGGTACAATGAATTGGCAAGGATCTGAAATTTTTATATTTGTAAGTTTTAGAAATCCTATTGAACCTAATCTAGGAACTACGGGTCGTGGCGGCCTATTTAATTTTCCTAAAGGGCAGTGGGTTAGTCCTTACAGCGGCCTGTATAGAGTTGTTGGGGTAGACCATAAATGGTCCAGCGGCATTTATACACAGACTCTCGATATGAATCGCATAATTAATCAAAGCGTTGACTTTGCTGGAAGGGCAGAAATTGATAGACAGAACCAATGGTTATACGAAGTTAAAGAAGCACCAAAACCAACAGGTCCGATTGATAATACAGTTTATGGTGGCGATGAAGGTGAATAATGGCTATTGAAAAACGAACACAATCGCAACTATCTGACGGCAAAGTTGGCACAGGAATAATGTTGGCCAAGGTAGTTGGTTACCTTGATCCTAGTTTTATGTGCGGGTTAGAAGTTACTTTGTTAGACAATCAAGGTGCTACTATAGGAGAAGACTCTCAAAGTTTTCCAGTAAAGTATGCCAGTCCCTTTTATGGCATAACTGCCTACGAAAATATGGGACTGAATAAAACAGACTGGAATGACACGCAGCAGAGTTATGGTATGTGGTTCCCAACAGTTGAGATAGGAACAACTGTGCTAGTGGTGTTTGTTGGCGGAAATCTTGCAGACGGTTATTTCATTGGCTGTGTTCCAGGTAGATTTGCTAATCAAATGATTCCGGCTATAGGCGGCAGTACAGAATTTGAAGCATCGCCTGATCAAAAAAAGAAATACGATACTACTCAACCTTTGCCTGTAGCAGAAGTTAACAGAAAAACTAACTCACTAGAAAAAAGTTTAAACATTGATAAAATTAAAAAACCAGTGCATCCTATTGCAGATGTGTTTTTAAAACAAGGCCTTTTAGAAGATGATGTTCGTGGTGTGACAACATCAACAGGTAGACGTACGGTTCCTAACAGCGTATTTGGTATAAGCACCCCCGGACCATTTAATCGCGGAGAGGGAACTAAAAAACAATTTCTAGGTAAGAAGAAAAGTTCAAGTTCAGTACCAGTGCCTGTATCTAGATTAGGTGGAACTACGTTTGTCATGGATGACGGTGACGACCAATATCAACGCCTAACATCGGCAGGCGAAGGTCCAGTTGAATATGCCGATACTTCCAACGGAGAAAAAGGAAATCCTAATATTCCTTATAACGAATATTTTCGTATAAGAACTAGAACCGGACATCAAATCTTAATGCATAATTCTGAAGATTTGATTTACATAGGTAATTCTAAAGGCTCAACATGGATAGAGTTGACCAGCAATGGTAAAATAGATATCTATGCTGAAGACAGTGTTAGTGTGCATACTAAAAACGATTTAAATCTGCGAGCCGATCGAGACATCAATTTAGAAGCCGGCAGAAACGTTAATATAAAAGCATCAGCAGATTACAGCAACGGAGATAGTGCTGATGCTAATGGATTTGACAGCGGCAAGGTGCATATAGAAAGTCAATATGACATGAAACTGTTAGTTGGCGGTAATGGTTTTATAACCACTACTACAAATTTAGAAGTATCTACAGGTGTTAATAACAACTTTACTGCCGGTGCTAATACAAATATTCTAAGCGGAGGAGACCATGTTGAAACCGCAGCAACAATTAACATGAATGGAACAGCAGCCACCGCAGCAGTATCAGCAGCAGTTTTAGTTGTACATGATAACATAGTAACTGATTCTGCTGAACCTTGGGAAAATAAAAATAGATATTCTGTAAGCACTCCGTTAAAGAGCATAATGAAAAGAATCCCAATGCACGAACCGTGGGCCTTGCATGAGAATCAAGCACCTGCACAATTAACTCCTGATAACACAGACAGGGAGACATAAAATGGCCAAATTATATAATCAAACCGTAGTTGCATCTAAAAGAGTTACTGTTGCTACTGACAACGGTGCAGCCTTTACCTACAAAGGTTTTAATTCTCAAGAGACTAAAAATAAATTTAAAGTCTACGATATAGATCTAGTAAAGCAGGATATTATCAATCATTTCTATATTAGAAAAGGTGAAAAATTAATGAATCCAGATTTTGGAACAGTAATCTGGGATTTGATATTTGAACCGTTCACTGAAGAAGTTAAACGATTAATCACTGAAGATGTGGAACAGATCATTAACTATGATCCTAGAATAGCCATTAACAGTGTTAGTATTGATGCCACTGACATGGGCATTAGAATAGAAGCAGATATAGCCTATTTGCCGTTTAACATCAACGAAAGAATGGTTTTTAATTTTGATAAAGAAAATAATATTATAAACTGACCACTTAATTTTGCAAAATAAATACGTGATAGAGATAAAAAATGACCACAACTTCAAGACAAAATAGCCTTATACTTAACGAAGATTGGACTAGGATTTATCAGACATTTAAAAATGCTGACTTCAAATCCTACGATTTTGAAAATCTTCGTAGGGTAATAATCGCATATTTCCGTGAAAATTATCCGGAAGATTTCAACGATTATATTGAAAGTTCTGAATATCTAGCACTGATTGATGCTATGGCTTTTCTTGGTCAAAGTCTTGCTTTCCGTATTGATCTTGCTTCTAGAGAAAATTTTATTGAACTAGCAGAGCGCAAAGAAAGTGTTTTACGTTTGGCTAGAATGTTAAGTTATAATGCCAAAAGAAATATTCCTGCTACCGGTCTTTTAAAATTTGACACAGTAAGTACCACAGAAAATATATTAGATTCTAACGGAAAAAATCTAGCACAACAAACAATTATCTGGAATGATCCAACAAATCAAAACTGGGCAGAACAATTTATCACAGTTTTGAATGCTGCTATGAGCGATAACACAGAGTTTGGCCGCAGCCAAGGATCTTCAATTATCGATGGAATTCTAACAGAACAATACAGACTTAGAACATCATCCACTGATGTTCCTGTGTTTACTTTTAATAAAATTGTTGCTGGTCGTCAAATGCCTTTTGAAATTGTAAGCACAGCATTTAGAGGCAGCGAAACTATCTATGAAGAAGCACCAACTCCATCCAACCAACTAGGATTTGTTTATAAGAATGACGGTCGAGGCGGCACAAGTTCCAATACTGGATTTTTCTTTTTGTTCAAACAGGGTAGTTTAGAATTAGCAGATTTTACTATAGATGTACCTAAGTCAAATGAAATCGTAGCCGTAGATTCTAATAACATCAATGAAAACGATGTTTGGTTGTTTAGATTAAACAGTGCAGGAGCACAAATAGAAGAATGGACTAAAGTACAATCTTTAATTGGTAATAACATTGCCTATAACAGCATTGCATCAAATATTAGAAATATCTATTCTGTGTTGACCAAAGAAAGTGACAGAGTTGATCTTGCTTTTGCCGACGGTGTTTACGGTAATTTACCACAAGGCACTTTTAGAGTTTATTACAGAAAGAGTAATGGCTTATCATATCAGATAGCACCGAGAGAAATGCAAGGCATTAGTTTATCTATTCCTTACGTAAACAAACAAGGGGTGAATCAAACTTTAATAGTTACCTGTAGTCTCAAATATACAGTAGATTCTTCAACCGCATCTGAAAGTGTTGACTCTATAAGAATTAATGCACCAGCATCATATTATACACAGAATAGAATGATAACAGGAGAAGATTATAATCTTGCTCCTTTGACTACCAGTCAAAATATTTTAAAAGTAAAATCTATTAATAGAACATCTAGCGGAATTAGCAGAAACTTTGATATTATAGATGCATCTGGCAAATACAGTAATGTTAATGTATTTGCTGACGACGGAATTATCTATAAAGAAGAAATTGAAAGATCATTGTCTTTTAAGTATGCCAATCGTGTAGACATTATTAATTTTATAAGAAATAAAATTGAGCCTATTTTTACTGATACAGATGTTTACAATTTCTATCTAACAAAATTTGAAAGAATTTTATTCACAGATAATAATACTATCTGGAATCAAGTTACTAACGATATTAATAACTCTTCTGGTTATTTCACTAATCTAGTCGACACAACATCAATTTTACCAGTGGCCACTTATACCACAGGTCTTTTACGTTATCTAACACCCGGAGCACTAATTAAATTCATTCCTCCAACAGGTAAGAGTTTTAAAAAGGGTAAGTTAGTTAATACGGATTCTACAGATCCTGAGCAGACATCTTACATATGGACTAAGGTTGTTAAGATAACAGGTGACGGTACAGCCAACAATTCCGGAGTCTTAACCACTAATCTAGGACCTGTACAATTCAATGACATAGTACCTAGTTTAGCAGTAGCATCTATAATCATACCTAAATTTATTAATAATTTAAGTACAGCATTGGAATCACAAATGGTGGATCTAATGTTTGGAAATTTAAATTTTGGACTTAGATATAACACTGCTGACACTGACTGGAAGATTATCACTGCTTCTAATTTAAATCTTGTTGATGATTTTAGTTTAGGAAAAGCAGGAGATGTAACTAACTCAAATCTAGACGCCTCTTGGATCATAGCATTCATCAAAGAACCAGATCAATATGTGGTAAGAATTAGAGGTATGGATTATATTTTTAGAAGTATAAAACAAAATAGATTTTATTTTGATAGCAATCAAAAAGTATTTGATAGCGAAACTGGTAAAGTTGTCAAAGATAAAGTTGTAGTATTAGGAATTAATGCCGGACAGGATTTAATTAATCCGTTAGTAGCAGATTATACTTTTGAAATCACCGACAGTGTTAGATTTGATGACGGGTATGAAAGTTCGGAAGAAATAAAAGTTACATTTTATGACAGCGATGATGATGGTGTTATCGATGATCCAGATACTTTTAGACAAGTCGTTGGACCTGATTCTTCTAACAGATTTCTGTTTTTTCAAACAACTACCGATGCTTACGGATACACAATTAAACAATTCGTAGACAATTCTAATGACACCGTGTTAATTAGACAAAAAGAAAGTCTAGTTAATATCAACGATTTCTCCGACAGTCAATTAGTTTATTTTTATGACATTGATGAAAATGTAGTTAAGAGAGTTGATAAAACAACAAACACTTTTATATTAGAGCCTTCCTATACTGCTAACATAGGCAGAGACAATTTAAAATTTCAATATATTCACAATGCAGGAGTTGATAGAAGAATAGATCCTAGTGCTTCTAACATTATTGATGTTTACCTTCTAACAAGAAGTTATGATACAGCATTTAGAAATTTCCTTTCTGGTGCTGCTGATAAACCAACGGCTCCTAGCAGCGATAGTTTGAGAGTTACATTTGGTCAAAACTTAGATTTAATTAAATCAATAAGTGATGAAATCATTTATCATCCAGTAATTTATAAAGTTTTGTTTGGCTCAACTGCCGATGAAAAACTGCAAAGTAGATTTAAAGTGGTAAAAAATCCAAACAAGTTAATAAATGATAACGATCTAAAAGTTCGCATAATTGCAGCGATCAACGAATTTTTTGATGTCAATAATTGGGATTTCGGTGATAAATTTTATGTCAGCGAAATGATCACTTATGTTATCAATACCTGTGCCCCTGATATTTCAAATTTAGTTTTAGTACCAAGACAAGCATCACAGTCGTTTGGTAGTTTATTTGAAATACAAAGTCGCACAGATGAAATTTTTATTAGCGGTGCTACTGTAGATGATGTGGAAATAGTAACGTCAATTACAGCAGCAGAATTGAGAATCAGCAATGATTCAATTGTAACTAGTACGAGTTAATTAATGGCCAATACAAATTATCCAGATAGTGGGTTACCGATCCGTAGAACAGTAGAGTTATTACCTACAATTTTTCAATCCGAGGCTAATGCCAAATTTATGTCGGCAGTGGTCGATCCACTAACACAGCCTGGCACACTAGATAAAACTGTAGGATATATTGGCAGACGTTATGGTAAGACATTTAACAGCACAGATGTATATCTCGATACTGACCAAACACTAAGAAGCAGATATCAATTAGAGCCCGGTGTTGTTGTTGACGAAAATAAAAAAATTAAAAATTTTTACGATTATCTAGATTTTAAAAATCAATTAAAATTTTTTAATAATGATAATGAGAATGACAACAAGATAACTGATCAAGAGCATTATACATGGAATCCTCCCATAGACTGGGACAAGTTTATAAATTATAGAGAATATTATTGGGTTCCTGAATTTCCTCCAGATATCGCGATTACAGGTCAAGCACAGTCTATTACCAGCACATATAGAATATCTTTAGGTGCTAATTCCTATGTGTTTACTCCAGACGGCCAAACCAATAACCCTACACTAACTCTATATCGAGGACAAACTTATAAATTTAATGTTAACATACCGGGACATCCGTTCTTTATTAGAACTAATTTAGATGTTGGCGTCTTGTTTTATAATCCTGCAATGCCATACAGTGCCGGACAAATTGCAGTATTTGATGGAAAAATTTGGAAAGCAAAAGTCAACATATCAGTAAATGACGGTAGTAGCATAGATGAAAACAGTCAAGACTGGGAATTAGTTGATGTCTATTATGATACATTTTCTTTTGATTATAACAACGGCGTAACAGGCGCCGGCAAAGAAACAGGCACTATTACCTTTGAAGTTCCTTTAGATGCACCTGATCTCTTATACTATCAAAGTGCTATAGATCCTAATTTCTTTGGCAAATTTTTAATCGCTAATGTTGAATCAAATACAAAAATAGACGTCGAAAAAGAAATTATAGGAAAAGAAACTTATATCAGCAGTAACGGCATTACATTGTCAAATGGTATGGTAATAAGATTTCAAGGACAAGTAATTCCAGAAACTTATACTGCCTTAGGCAATAGCGGAAAGTATGTAGTTGAAGGAGTAGGAACTTCTATTAGATTAGTCTCAGTAGATGATTTAGTCATATCACCGATAGACGAATTAAATGTGCCTGAGGTATTATTTGACGACGGAGGGTTCGATACTGAGCCGTTTGACGATGCTAGTCTTTACCCTGCTAATAAAGACTACCTAACAATAAATCGAGCAAGTGCAGATAGAAACAGTTGGAGTCGTTACAACAGATGGTTCCACAGGTCAGTGCTAGATTACGCTCATAGTGTTAATAACAGCGACTTTGCTGCTGACGAAGCCTCTAGAGCAAAAAGACCAATCATTGAATTTATTCCAGATATAAAAATTTACAATCACGGAGAAATTGCTAAATCTTCTGTTGATTTTATAGATGATTTCACAACTGATGTCTTTAGCGTAGTTGAGGGCAGTATAGGATACATTGTTGACGGTGAATCTCTTTTTGAAGGCGCTCGGGTATTAATTACCGCCGACACAGACAATCTAGTCAATAATCAAATCTATCGTGTTAAAATTATTACTCATAATAATAAAAAACAAATTACACTGATTAAAGAAAGCGACGGTGATCCTGTAGTTAATGAATGTCTACTAGTAAAAAGAGGAAAAAACAACCGAGGATTGATGTACCATTATAATGGCGACTCTTGGATAAAAAGTCAAACTAAGACCAAAGTCAATCAATCTCCTTTGTTTGATTTGTTTGACGAAAATGAAATTAGTTTCGGCGATCAAGAAGTTTACCCAGTCAACACCTTTATAGGAACTCCGATTGTCAGTTATAAAATAGGCAACGGGCCTGTTGATTCTGAATTAGGTTTTTCGTTAAGTTATTTGAATATTGATAATGTTGGAGATATTCAATTTAATTTTAATTTAGATAGTGATAGTTTTGATTACAAGATAGACAGAGAAATTTTAACTAAAAAACTTGCTACAGGTTTTTATAGATCTCAACGAGATCAGTATGCTAATTCCTGGACATCTCTAGATCGCAATTTTGCACAGCCTGTATTAGATACTATCGTTATCGTTAATGAAACCGATACAATAATTTCTACGGCTATTGATTGGAATTCAGTAGAAGACGCTCAAATTAAAAAATTACTAGTTTTAGTTAACGGAATTAAGAGTAATGTTTCATACGTTAGAACAAGAAATAAATTTGTATTTTCTAAAAATTTCAGTGCCGGAGATACTGTAACCTTTAAAATTTACTCAGACATACCGCCAGATACTGGGTATTATGAAATTCCTTTAGGATTAGAAAAAAATCCTTTAAATGCAAACATCACTAATTTCACATTAGGACAGGCGTCCGATCATCTAGGTACTGCATTAGAACTTAAAGATGAAATTGTAGGTATTTTTCCTGGATCGAGTAATCTAAGAGACATTTCTCAATATCAGCAATTTGCCAAGAGATTTTTGAAACACTCAGGTTCCGCCTCAGTGGCTATGATACTGTTGTGTGACAAAGATATTAACATTATTAAATCTCTGCAATTTGCTAAAAGATCTTACACAGATTTTAAAAACAGTTTTATTAAATTATCAGATGAATTGTATTTGAATCAAGAACCTAGAGATTTTGTCGATACAATCTTAAATGAAATCAGCAACAATTTAACATCCGCAAATCCGTTCTCTAATAGTGACATGGTAGGTAGCGGCGCCTACACAGTTTTAAAATATACAGTAGAAGACGAAGGAATTAAAACTTTTGCTCTTTCAGAAAAATTTGATCTTGAAACAGTTAGTGAAAGAGCAGTTTATGTCTATCAAAATTCTCAGCAACTAATACACGGCATTGATTATACTTTTAATTCTACTTTTGGTTTTGTTTTATTAAACATAGATCTAGCAGAAGGCGACGAAATAGAAATTAGAGAATATGTATCGACCGCAGTAAATTTTATACCGTCAACTCCTACAAAATTGGGACTATACAAAAAGTATCTCCCAATGAAATTTTTAGATGATACTTATGCAGAACCTAAAGAAGTTATCCAGGGGCATGACGGTAGCATAACAACTGCCTACGGTGATTTTAGAGACGATATTTTATTAGAATTAGAATTAAGAATATACAATAATATCAAACAACAGTATGATGAAAATGTTTTTGACATTGACAGAATATTAGGAGGATATTACGGAAACGCTGAATTTACTAAACGAGATCTTGATAAGATCACTAACGTAGAATTTCTCAAATGGATTTCTGATACAAATATAGATTATATTAATAACAATTATATAGACACAGAAAATCCTTTTACTTATACATATTCAAACATGACAGATCCTAGCAGATCTAAAAATCTGCCAGGTTATTGGAGAGGAGTTTATGAATGGTTCTATGATACAACTAGACCTCATACATGTCCTTGGGAAATGTTGGGATTCTCAGAAAAACCAGACTGGTGGGAATCAGAATACGGACCAGCACCTTATACCAGTAACAATTTAATTTTGTGGGAAGACTTGCGTGACGGTATTGTTCGCCAAGGTTTAAGAAAGGGAATATACGACAGGTACAAGCGTTCTTCGTTGATGACACATATTCCTGTAGATGCTGATGGAAACTTATTAGATCCTTTAAATTCAAGCCTTGCCAACGATTATAGTTTGATCAATAATCAAGGACCTTTTGTCTTAGGAGATCGAGGTCCTGTAGAATTTGCATGGAGATCAAGTTCAGAGTGGCCTTATGCTGTAGTAATATCTCTTTGCTTATTAAAGCCATTTAAATTTATCACAGATAATTTTAATAAATCTAATGTAGTAAGAAATAAAATTAATCAGATTACAAATATTGATTCTAAAGTATTTTTTACTGTTAATGATTTAGTCTTTTATGAAAAAAATAAAACAGCATCGGGTCTACATCTGTATGTTGTTGATTATCTAAAAAATAAAACTCTTAACACTGATATTTTACAAGACAAGATTAAAAATATTGATGTGAGATTGGCTTCTAGAAATTCTGGTTTCGTTGATGCCGCACAACAAAAATATGTATTAGATAGTAAAAATCCAAAGGCTTCTTCAAGTTCAATCTTTGTGCCTGTGGAAAACTATGACATTATTTTTAATGTTAGTAGTCCTTTTGGTACAGTGGCCTACAGCGGAATATTAATTGAAAAGAGTAATAGAGGCTGGAAACTGTCAGGCTACGACAGAGAAAAACCTATTTTTTATTATTATCAACCTGTACAATCTCAAAGTGATAGTCTAATTACAGTAGGCGGAGTCAGCGAAGATTTTGTAGATTGGATACCTAATCAATTTTATGGTAATGGTATAATCGCTAGATATCAGGGATTTTTCTATAGATCATTGAAGAGTCATAATAGCGGTGATTCTTTTGAAAAAATTAATTGGCAACAACTACCGTCTCTACCATTGAAAAATGCTGTGACTGCATTTAATCGTAGAACATTCAATACTATAAAAATCAAAGAACTTCCGTATGACACAGTATTTTCTGACATACAGACAGTAGTAGATTTTATTTTAGGTTATCAAGAATATCTAAAATCTATTGGTTTTGTTTTTGATTCTTATAATACTGAATTAAAAGAGCCAGAAGATTGGAACACATCTATTAAAGAGTTTATGTTCTGGTCTAGACACAATTGGAGCATAGGTTCGTTGATAGCACTAAGTCCTGCTGCCAAAAGAGTGAATCTAGTAACTACATTAGGTGTGGCTGATAATCTTTTAGATAGTTTTTATGATTATCAGGTTCTTAAAAATGATGGTACTCCTTTAAATCCTTCGAATATAAATGTAACTAGAAGTTTTAGAACAATTAATATTTCAACAGCAGACACCAATGACGGTATCTATTTTGTTAAATTTAATATGGTGCTAAAAGAAAATATCACAATATTTTCTGATAGAACGGTGTTCAACGATGTTATCTATGACAAGCCTACTGGCTATCGTCAAGAAAGAATTAAGAGTCGCGGGTTCCGCACGGTTGACTGGGACGGTGACTATACCAGCCCAGGATTCATATTTGACTCAGTTGATATTAGTGTTTGGCAACCATTTACTGATTACAAGTTAGGAGACATTGTAGCCTATAAATCTTATTATTGGACCAGTAAAGTTAATCAATTAGGCACCGTAGAGTTTGACGATAAACGATGGACTAAATTAGATTCAACACCAACCAAAGGGCTAGTTTCTAACTTTGATTATAGAATTACACAATTTGAAGATTATTATGAAGCCGACACTTCGGGAATAGGATCCAGTCAAAGAGATCTAGCAAGACATGCCATTGGATATCAGCAGAGAGAATATCTACAAAATCTTGCCGAAGATGAAGTAACACAATTTAAATTGTATCAAGGCTTCATTAGAGAAAAAGGCACAGCCAATGCCATTGTTAAAGTTTTTGACAAGTTAAGTAGAACTTCTGATGATAGTGTTGTGCTCAAAGAAGAGTGGGCATTTAAATTGGGTGACGTGGGCGGAATAGATCAAACCACAGAATATGAATTTCAAATAGACAAAGATAAGTTCGTAGTCAATCCCCAGCCAATATTATTAGACTCTGGAGTAGAAAGAACTTCAGTAGAAGATCAATATTATAGAATATACTCTAGTAGTTTTACTCTTAGACCAATACCGTTTACCACACAAATTAATCCGTTGATTTATTATGACGGCCCTAGCAGAAATGCTGGATATGTTAAATTAGATCACATTGATATCTCTATAAAATCTAGAGATGAAATCCTAAATCTTAACATAGATGAAGTAAAAGATAATTCAAATATATGGATTACTTTTGATAAAAATTCTTGGACTGTTTTAAGATACAACGAAGATCCTTTCTTGTCAGTGGCAGGTGTTATCAAAGAAGGACAAAATATTAGATGTCTAACTAATAGACCACATCGACTATCGGCAGACGATATTGTTGGTATCCAAATACAAAATCTCACAGGCTTCTTTAAATTATTAGAAGTCACTAACGACACTTTTGTAGTAACCCCAACTTCAACCGATCCCGTTGAAATTGTAGACAGTTCGTCGGCAGCGTTAGGCTTGTTTAGAACTGTGAGATATTCTACATATGAATCTATGAACAAAGGCGAGATTGCTTTGTTAAAACAAGGTTCTAAATTATGGGTAGATGATGCAGGTTCTGATACCTGGGAAGTTGTAGAAAAGACCAAACAATACATTGACTTTACATTATTAGAATATGGTATTACTGATCCTAGGGGATTAGGTAAGGCAGTTCTATATATTGATTCAACCAAACAGATAGCCGCAAGTTTACCTGAGTCTAATTTTGTAATGATTTACACTGACAAGGTCTCGGCAGGTTTCACCAACATCGGTCTCAAACAAATTATTCCTGCTCCTGATGGATTTGAATCAGCCACGAATGGAGTGTTTGGAGAAGTATTAGCAGTCAGCCCTGATTATAAGTGGTTGGCTGTGGCTTCGCCTCGAGCCAGCGGTGTTAAGAGCACCTATCGAGAGGAACTACTGCCTATTAGAAGTTATCTAGCCGGAGAAATTGTTCTTTGGCAGGGCAGATTATGGAAAGCCAAGGTCAATATAAGAGTTGGTGACGGAAGTTCAATAAATTTCAATTCAGATGATTGGGAACCTGCCACACTTGTAGAAGCCAATTCCATTGGTAGGAATGACGGATACCTTGAACAAGGTATGGTAACTCTTTATACCTATAATAATCAACAGTGGGAACCAAGCATTAGTTTAGTAAGTCCACGTCAAGAAGATTTTGAGCAATTTGGTAGCAGTGTCAGCATTGGTGTGTCTGGCAACAAATATTACATGAGTGTTTCTGCTCCAGGATCCTTAGATAGTAAAGGTCGAGTTTATCTTTATTACTACAACGGAACTTCTTGGAGTTATTTTGAAAATACTAGTTATATGGGATTATATGATCCTACTCCTGGAACGTTCTATCCTGTGAGCAGTATTGTATGGTATGAAAATAATTTCTATGAAGCCCTATACGACAATTACGGTGACGGCAGCACTATATCTGTAGAATCTAACGATTGGAAACGTCTAGATTCTGTGTCGACACAGTTTAGTTTGCCAACAAATATATCCGTAGACGACGACGGATCAACTTTGATTGAAGGTTTATTAACGCCATCGCAACAGGCCGAGTTAGTGAAGCAAGGTGATAGATTTGGTCACTCTACTACTATGAGTAGAGATGGCAGCATTCTTGTGGTAAGTACTCCAACATCCGACGGACAGTATTTCGCAAACTACAGAGGCGTATGGAAGCCCTATAACGAATATAAACCCAATGATGTTGTAAAATATCAAGGTGGCTACCATAAATTTTCTGTTATAGACTCAGCCAACGACGAGAGTCTAAATAATCCTCCAGATGCTGGAAATCCTTGGGTCAACGTAGGCGACAGCACATATCAGACGTCTGGAAAAATTTATATCTATAAGAGAGACGAGAACAACAGATATAATCTTGTACAAACAATAACTGAACAAAATATTAATCAAGTTAATGATTCGACAGCAGATGTTAATATAATGAGCGGCGACGAGTTTGGATTTGCTCTTGACATAGACTCTTCTGGTAGAACTCTAGTAGTTAGCAGTCCTAAGGCTGATGTGTTCTCTCAGACACAGGGTGCTGTATATGTTTTCAAAACCAATGATTTGAATGATGTAGAATTTAGACTGGTACAGAAATTAACTAGTTTTGAATATTTGACTAATGAATATTTTGGTTCAGCAATTTCTATCAGCCCAAATACTGAACGTATTGTTGTGGGTGCTAAAAATTCTCCGTTTGATTTAATCACAAGATTCAATCAAGGAACAACATTTGATAAAAATAAAACTGTATTCAAAGATTCTCAAGGATTCCCTGGACAAGCCTATGTATTTGAAAGAAAGTCTGAAGGTTATTTCCTTGTTGAAAAATTAGATACTGATTTTATACCAAATGAAAGTTTTGGAGAATCTCTTGACTGTGTTGGCAATGTGATAGTAGTAGGTAGTCCTAGATACAAAGTTGAAGATAGCACAAAAGGTAATATACGATTATTCAAGAAGCCTGTTGATATTAACAGTCTTAAAACGATTGCAGAAGAATCACAACTAGTAGATATTAATAAAATCAAAAATGTTGAATTGTATAACAACATAAATGATATTAAGTTAGCCGACATAGATATTATTGATGGCTATAAAATGAAAATCCTAGGAGTAGCAGATCAAGAAATAACTTGGAAAACTCCTTACGATCCAGCAATTTATATACTGGCTACCACAGATCAAGTTATAGACGAGTCTCAGGCATGGTATGAAAAAAATGTAGGTCGAGTATGGTGGGATCTTAGCACAACTAAATTTATAAATTATGAGCAAGGAGATCTTGCCTATAGAATAGGTAATTGGAACGTACAGGCTGCTGGCTCTACTGTAGATGTCTATGAATGGATTGAATCTTTACTATTGCCGTCTGAGTGGTCTTTATTGGCCGATACTGTAGAAGGTCTAGCCGAAGGAATTTCCGGCCAACCTAAACATCCTGACGATAGTGTCTACAACACAAAGATATTATTCAATCCAAACTCAGGAGAGCAAGTTGGTACAAAATATTATTTCTGGGTAAAAAATAAAAACACTTTACCTGAATCAGCAAATAGAAAAATTTCTATTAGTGCAGTAGCCAACTATATTTCTAGCCCAATCGGAACAGGCTTACCATTTGTAGCCCTTATAGATACAGATAAAATATTAGCCTACAATTTACCAACAATTATAAGTTCTGATACCGCGTTATTGAATATAGAATATTTGACATCTCAGGGAAGAATTAATCAAAGCCACAAAGAATATCAATTGCTCACAGAAGGCATTGCAGATAGTTTACCTGCAGATATTTTAGAAAGAAAATGGTTAGACAGTCTTGTTGGGTACGATCAAGCCGGTAACGCTGTACCTGATATTTCAATTCCTCAGAGACAACGATACGGTTTAAAATTTAGACCAAGACAAAGTATGTTTGTTGATAAAGCAGTTGCGCTTGAAGGAGCGATCGAATATATCAACAATATATTAATTACAAGACCATTTACTGATCTTGTTGATTTTGTAAGACTAGGAAGTGTAGACGGTCTACCTAATGAAGAATTAAATGAATATGATGTGGCAATAGATACACTGATCGATTTGTCACAGGTAGGAACTACAAGAATCCGTAAGGCAGAATTTAGTGTCAATATTATCAACGGAGAAGTTGATACTATAGATATTATTAACCCCGGTTTTGGTTATAGAAATGTTCCTTACATAGAAATTGAAGGAACAGGTTCAGGTGCAAAAGCCGAAGTAACCATAGACAACCAAGGTAAGATAAATTCCATCACAGTTGTTGCTAGAGGTAAAAAGTATACTTCCGCACTAGTAAAAATTAGAGCATTCTCTGTACTGATTAAATCGGACAGCAGTTATAATAATTTTTGGAGCATTTATTCTTGGGACGATGTTAGAAGAACATTTTTTAGAAGTAAATCTCAAGGATACGATGTTACAAGATATTGGGAATATGTAGATTGGTGGGCTGAAGGATTTGATAGCCAAGTAAAGGTCACAAAAGAAATTACCAATATCTATGAAGAACCTACTATATCAGTAGAAGTAGGTCAATTGATAAGAATCAAAGAATATTCCGGCGGCGGATGGGCAGTGATTCAAAAGACTGAAGATGGTGCTGGAAATCTATTAAGCAATTATAATCTAGTTGGTAGAAAACACGGTACGTTACAGATCATACCGTTGCTGTATAATTCTATTAGTAATAGATTAGGATATGACGGAACTGGCGCCTACGATTCTAATTTGTATGATATACAGCCTATTAAAGAATTAAGAATCATCTTAGATGCTGTTAAAAATGATATTTTTGTAGATGATTTGAGAGTTGAGTGGAATAAACTATTTTTCAATTCTGTCAAATATGCTTTGGCAGAACAAAATAGTGCAGATTGGTTATTTAAAACCAGTTTCTTGAATGCCATACACAATGTAGGAGATCTCGATCAAAGACCTACATATAAAAATGACAATCTTGACAGTTATAAAAAGTACATTGAAGAAATTAAGCCGTATAAAACTACTATTAGAGAATACACAAGTAGATATACAGAAAAACAAAATAGTGGTCTAGCAACCACAGATTTTGATTTACCTGCTGCGTATTCTACAGTTGATGGTAAAATTTTACCAGTCAACGAGGATTACAATAGATTTAATGAATATCCTTGGAAATCCTGGGACGATAACAAGGGATACAACATAATTGCAGTTGAAGTGGCCAACGGCGGCAGCGGTTATGTTTCAGCCCCAACAGTATTAATAGAAGGTGACGGTCAAGGTGCTACTGGTATTGCTTATGTTTCTAATGGACAAGTTAGAGCAGTAAGAATTATAAATGAAGGTAGTGGCTATACTAAGACTCCTACAGTTTTACTAGTTGGCGGTAACGGTAGTTCCCCTGACAATGCTAGGGCAGTTGCTATTCTAGGAAAATCTCTAGTTAGAACTTTTGATCTAAATCTAAAATTTGACAGAATCAGCAAAACAGGAACATTTACTTCTTATTCTAAAGTCCAGCAATTTACAGCGACAGGATCTAGTGCTGTATTCGAATTAGCATTTGCACCTAAGACAGAGAAAAGATTTATTACTGTAACACTGAATAATCAAATAGTACTGTCGAGCCAATATGCTGTTGATCTCTACAAATCGTCTGTAGACGAATTTGACTTGCTACGTGGCAAGATTAGATTTTTAACTCCACCTAAAGCAGGAGATCAGATAACAGTAGAGTACGAATTTAATTCTAGTCTTTTAGACAGTGTAGATAGAATTAATCGATACTACGCACCTACTTCAGGAATGTTAGGAAAAGAAACTAACCAATTAATGACTGGTATTGACTTTGGCGGTGTAAGAATCCAAGGCACTACGTTTGATGTTACTGGCGGTTGGGATGCTCTTCCTTGGTTCGTGGATAACTGGGATAGTGTGGAATCAAGTTCTGATTTTTATTACGCAGCAGATGGCAGCACAACATTTGTGGTATTGCCGTTTACACCTGCATCGAATCAGGCTATTTCGATCTACTTAAAACGAGAAACCGAAACTAAATCAACAAGGATAGACGATCCGGCCTGGACACCATCTTGGGATAGTTCAGTGTCGATTAATCCTAGTGCTCAGATGCCTACTTTTATAGGAGACGGATCTACAAACGTTGTAGAAATAGGATCCTATGTAAGCACACAAGCCGGAGATACATTAATCTTTAGAACACTGGAAAGTGACGGATCTGTAACCATAGTTGATGCTAATTTATTAGACACAAGAATCACTGGAGGTTCGTTATCTAATATTGGCGGAGCCTACGTAAATGCTACAGGAACTATGGCAGAAGAAATATCCATTGATGGCGATAAATTTATCAGCCCTGACCAAGTTCCAGCACCAGAAGAAAACGTACCAGGACAAGTTTTAGACAGCCTTAGTTTTAAAGTGTTTACTACAGAGGATCCTGGTGCAGCACACTTACAAAATAAAGTGATTATTGCAGACGGTACTACTAAGAAATTTAACATTGGTTTGAATATCTTTGAAAGCACAGGTGTAATGGTTTATGTTAACAAGATTAAACAAGATTATGCAGAAGATAGCAGCATAAATTATACCATAGATTTTGTCAATAACCAAATAGAATTTGCTGTTGCTCCAATACTAGGTTCAGTAATAGAAATTATTTCTGTAGGCATTGGCGGTATTTCTTTAATAGACTATCAAGAATTTGTTGCAGACGGAGAAACTGATTTATTTTTAACTAAAGCAGTTTACGATCAAACCACTAGAGTACTAGTCACTGTTGACGGACAAGCCATTGATACAGGATTTGTCAATAGCGGAGATTTCATAGATACCAAAGATAGAACTATGATTCAGTTTGGTATACCTCCTGAGTTTAGACAAGTTGTTAAGATAATTTGCTTTGGCAGTTCCGCACAAACGGATTCAACAGGTGTGCCGTTTATTAGAGTTAATCAACAGACAGTTTTTTATGATGGAGTGAACAGAAACTTTGATCTCGATAAATTTGTTGATCTAGGAAGAAACAGTGCTCAATCTGCAATCATTGTAGAAGTTGATGGCGAATATCTGCGTAACGTAGACAGCAATTATTTGATCTATGATGGTACAAACAATTCATTGACTCTAGGCACCGATCCAGAAGAGTCATTGGGATCTATCACTTCCGGATTTATTAAAGTCTATATTAACGGTCAGTTGAAGAGATTTGTTGTTGACTATATATTTGACGGTAACACAAATACGCTTACTATAAATGAGGATTCTCTAGAGATAGGTGATGTGGTATTGATTGTTAATGATCTTGCAGTTCAGTATAGATTAGAAAATAACAATATTGTAATTGCTCCTTCAGTACCATTGACAGTTAATGATCCAATAACAATTACATGGTTTAGCGAATATCCTACACTTGATCTTATTAGCGATGAATTCAGTGGCGGAAAAGTAAATTACCAATTGCCAAGAAATCCAATCGATGTAAATTTCATATGGGTTTATAAAAATGGAGAAAGATTAACCAAAGATAGAGATTATTACCTGTCATTGCCGAGGGGAGTGGTTTATCTAGTGGATCCTACAATCAGAACTGATTTAATTAAAATTATACAGTTTGGCACTAAAACTTATGAGCCACCTAGAGCATTTGAAATCTATAAAGATATGTTGAATAACAATATCTATAAGAGATATCAAAAGAAAAATTCAGTTAAGTTGACTAAGGTTTTAAATTATTACGATACTACTGTAGAAGTATCAGATGCAACTCAATTATCTGAACCGATCCTAAGTAGAAATATTCCAGGTATCATTACTATTAATAACGAGCGTATTGAATACTTTGCCAAGAGCGGCAATGTACTTTCTCAATTGCGTAGGGGAAGTCTAGGCACTGCTATTAAAGAATCGCATGCTATTGGAAGTTATGTAATTGATTCGGGTAGTGGAGAAACTATTTCTTATACAGATACAGAATCTACCAATGATTTCTTAAGTGACGGAACCCCCGACGATTCAACAGTGGGCGCAGCACAAACTATAGGACCGTTGGATTTCATACCTGCTAAATCTCAACGTAATTCTTGGTATAGAGATACTATCCCTCAAACTTATGGACCATGCGATACTATCGAAGTATTTGTGGGTGGAAAACGATTGAGAAAAAATCCTATAGATTTATACAATTCAGAATTGTCTGCAAGTAGTCCTGCAGGCGATGAGCATATCGAAGCAGAGTTTAGTGTAGATGGATCTACAGCATTTGTGAGATTAACCGAAACAGTGCCTGCAGGAACCAAGATAACAGTGGTTCGTAAAACAGGTAGAATTTGGTATGACAAAGGCGAAACTACTGCAAGTACAGGAATATCTCTGCTATACAATGATACTCCAATCGCAAAATTCATCGATGCGGGTAGCACTGAATTGCCCGAATAAATACTACTATGAACAAATCATCAGAGCCAAATATGATAGAAAATCAGCCCGAAAATCAACAAAAATATGAAAAACCCAACGAATCTGGGGGTTTTCATTTCGAAGGACACATCAAAATATTTGATCCGGAAAACGGAGAAGTCCTAATAGATAAAAGAAATGCCATCCACTACGAAAATATGAGTGTGGCCATGGTCAATGCTTTGAGCAATCAAGGACAGGGAACCATATATGAAATGGTTTTTGGTAATGGTGGAACCACAGTAGATCCCACAGGGTTGATCACATATCTAACAACTAATACTGTAGGTATCAATACTAGTTTGTATAATCAAACATACAATAAAGTAGTTGATCAAAATTCTGCTAATAACACAGATCCTGTGAGAAACAAGATGGAAATACGTCATATTAGCGGTGCTACTTACAGCGACATTATTGTAAGTTGTATCCTTGATTACTCTGAACCAGATGGTCAGCAGGCTTTTGATAATTCTGTAGACATGAGCGGAAATTTTGTATTTGATGAATTAGGTTTGCGCAGTTATAACCCAGACGGAACAGGAAAACTTCTAACACATGTTATATTTCATCCTGTGCAAAAATCATTGAACAGACTTTTACAAATCGATTACACGATTAGAATACAGAGTCTAACCAGTTTCGTTGAGGTGTAATAGATGCCATATATTGTAAATTTTACAGATAAAGACAATAAACTGCCAATAACAGTTTATGATAATACATCTAGCAACGATACTAGTTTAACATTTCCTGGAAGAAACGTTACAGGATACGGACAGATTATTGCTGAAAACTTTTTGGCCATACTAGAAAATTTTGCCAAAGATACTGCACCAGTAAACCCAATCGAAGGCCAATTATGGTATGACACAGGGACTGCTAGATTAAAAATATGGGATAGCACTTTATGGAAAAGTGCGTCTAGTATCCAGACTAGCAGTGTTGAACCTCCAACTGAAGAAAGTAAAGTAGGTGAGTTGTGGGTTGATACAGTTAATCAACAGGTATATGTTTATTCTGGTACACGATGGATTTTAGTAGGTCCTACATTTTCTACAGGTTTACGTAGCGGTCCACTAGTTGAATCTATTATAGACTCCGACAACATCACTAGGGTTGTATTAACCTTATACATTGAAGATGTGCCAGTGGTTATTATTAGTAGAGATAAATTTACTCCTAAAATTTCTATTTCTGGTTTTACAATTATTAACTCGGGATTCAATATTACTTCAAATGATGTAAGTGAAATTGCTGCCGAAACTAAAATATGGGGTACTGCTACATCTGCAGAATCCTTAATTATCAATGATGTTGAAATTCCTGCTTCTCGATTTATGAGAACAGATATAACAAACACTTCAGATTTTCCTATAAACATTAGAAATAACAGTGGTGTTTTGATTGGAGTCAATAGTAATTTCAGTATCAGCACTTCTGAAACCTCTGCAAAAATTTACAATAGTTCTGTAGGATCTAGTATAGATTTACAAATTAACAGAGAAGGGGCACCAACTACTGTATTAAGAGTTTTTGATAACAAGATAGGTATAAACGTTGCTGCCCCGGAAGAGTCTTTAGATGTTGACGGAAATATTAGAACTAACGGAAGTTTAATATTAACCGGTACAGCATCTAGTACTAATTTTAATAATGGTACGTTTAGAACTGCAGGCGGTGCAGCAATTTCTAAAAATCTATTAGTCGGCGAAGGTATAATAGTAAATGGCACAGCCAATTTTGAAAACACTCAGCCGCAGACTACAGATACCTATGACTCCGGTAGTGTTACAAAGAGATGGAAAACAGTTAGAACTAAAACACTTGTAGCAGAAAATATTGAAGGTGTTTTAGTAGGTAACATTGTAGGTAATGCAACTACAGCAACCAATTTAAAATTTCCTACTACATTTAGAATTGAAGGAGATATTACATCTCCTAACGTATCGTTTGACGGACAGGTTGGCGGTCTAACTAAAACTTTCAACACCACACTGACTGCAACATTGATTAGTAGTAAAAATGAACCAGTTCCTAATACCAGCAAGCCCGATGACTATGTTTTAGTATTCAGAGGCGGTACTGGTCTATTAAAAGAAACCAGAGATGTATTCATTGGAGATTTAGGAGTACCAGTCGGAGGTATTATACCTTTTGCAGGCGCTTTTGCTCCGTATGGTTATTTGCTTTGTGATGGTAGCGAAGTTGAAAAAACCAAATATAGTTTATTGTTTGACGTTATAGGTAATACCTACAACGGAGCATTACCCTTAGTGGGTGTAGGTACATATCGTTTACCTGATCTGCGAGGCAGATTCCCCCTAGGTAAAGATAATATGGATAACGGAATAACAGTGCCAAATACCACAGGTGGATATATTGATGCAGGTGGCGGAAATATTGACAGAGTTTCTGGTACTGCGCCTGATAACCTAGGCGACGGTGGCGGTCAATCTACTAATAATTTAACAGTGTCTAATCTTCCTGATCATGAACACAACATGAAAGGTTCTACAGGCCAGCAATATTATGCTTCTAGACTTGACACAGCCATTCCTTTAGATACAGGATCTTTTTCTGATAAAGGACCTACATCACTTGGTCAAACACAATATGTTCCTACATCGGGCGGAGTTAAGACTGCAGGAGCACTGGGACAGGCCTTTTCAGTGATGAACCCGTACTTAACATTAAACTATATTATTCGCTCGGGCCCACCGAACTTCTAAGGTATAAGACATGGCATATACGATTAATAAAACAGACGGAACAATTTTAGCAACAGTGGCCGACGGACAGATAGATACTATCAGTAGTGATCTCACTTTGATAGGTAAAAACTATAGCGGTTTCGGCGAATCTATCAACGAAAATTTTATCAAATTACTGGAAAATTTTTCTAGCACAGCAGCACCAGATAATCCTATTAGAGGCCAAATTTGGTTCGATGTTAATGAACTTAAATTAAAAGTTTATAACGGCAATGCTTTTGTTCCTGTAAGTTCTGCAACTATTTCAAACACACAACCTACAAGTTTAGGTGTTGGTGATTTATGGTTCAATGATGTTGATAAACAGTTATATTTTTATGATGGGTCTAACACTATACTTTTAGGTCCTGATTATTCTCAGAGTCAAGGCCTAAGCGGATTAAAAGTAGCCAATATTTTAGACTCGCTCAATCAAAATCGAGTTATTACTTATTTGTATAATAACGGTATTTTGTTAGGAATATTTTCCAAAGATTCTTTTACTCCTAAGTTGCCTATACAAGGATTCACAGGAGAGATTAATCCAGGATTTAATTCCGGCACATTGTCCGGAATGAAATTTTATGTTACAGCCACTAATGCTGACAGTTTAGGTAATCAACCTGCAAGTTCTTATGTAAGAAATGATACCAACAATATTATCAACGGCGGATTAATTCTTACTTCAAATTTAGGATTGATTATCGGTGATGCAAGTCAAGGTCAATTTAACATTTCTGACGGTAATCTTACAATCGCTAATATTGCGTCTAACAAAGACATTACATTAACAGTAAGACGAGATGTTATTGCTGAACAAGCAATTAAGATTAGATCTTTATCGAGAAAAATAAATCTTTATGAAGGTATACCTGATAGTGAAGTAGATGTTGGCGGGGATCTAATTGTACAGGGAGATCTTACAGTTAATGGTGATTTTGTAACTATCAATACCAGCACATTGACTGTTGAAGATAAAAATATAGTATTAGCCAAGCAAACCAACACTTTACCTACAGACGGAAATGCTGCTGGTGGCGGAGTGATATTACAAGGCGCCACTAGTCATGTGTTCTTATGGCACGATGTTGGTCAAGTAGCAACTTCTAACTCTTCGGAAGCGATTGCCGATGGGTATAACGATGCATGGCCTCAGTTAGCCAGCGGTGCTTGGAACAGTTCGGAACATATCAATTTAGCATCCGGCAAAGAATTTAAGATCAATGGTGTTACAGTTTTATCTAGTACATCGCTTGGTCCTGGTATTACAAGTATTCCTGGCGTAACTAGTTTCGGTGCGCAAACTCAATTTACAGTAGATGATCTGTTTATGGATAACAGTACTATTGAAGTGACTGCTCCTAATACAGATTTGACGTTAGATATTAACGGCACAGGTACCCTTAATTTAAGCAGTAAGAAAATTACCAACGTTGCTAATCCAACTTCTGCTCAAGACGCCGCCACAAAAAATTATGTAGACACTACAGTGCGAAGCAGAAGTATCGTGTTAAGTATGGATATTTCCGACGGTATATCTAACTCTGCTATCGCCGGATTAGTTGAGCAGGTAGCCCCTGCTGCTGAATATGCGAATGGAACTATTGCCCGTGTACTATGTTCTCAATTAGTAAACGGTACTACATCTTTAGACATCAATCCGTTATTGTCTACAGGTACTACTGAATTTAACACACCAACTGGTACTGCATTCGGTGTTAGCAGTATTGCTTTTGGATTAGCCACTGTAGCAGCACCGGGTATCCTTGTGTCTAGAACTGTAAAAACATTCCAGATCATAAGCAGTGCTTGGTCGTTCGTATCATGATAAAGAATTGGAGCGATAAATGGCCTATGTAATTAATAAAACTAACGGATTACAGTTAATAGTCTTAGAAGACGGAACAGTAGATACGTCAACTAGTGTAGGTTTGGTAGGACGTAACTATACAGGTTACGGCGAAATCCAGAATGAAAATTTCTTAGGCCTTTTAGAAAATTGGGCCAATGCTAATCCTCCTTCTCGTCCAATAAGTGGACAGACATGGTTTAATACTTTTAATAAAACTCTTAATGTCTATGAAGGAGACAAGTGGGTACCTGTTGGGTCAACAGTGATTCAAAATACCAGTCCCGAAGGCATCGCTGGAACATTGTGGTTTAAAGGTTCAACAAAACAATTATTTGTCTATAATGAAAATGCATGGAATCTTGTTGGACCCGAAGGACTTGAAGGATTCGGAGAAACTAGATCTATTTCTACTTTTCTATTAGATTCAACTGGTGCTCAAAGACCAATTATATTAAATGTTGTAGATGATAAAGTTATATCTATGACAGCCAGTTCGGCATACCTTATCAGGGCCAACGAACAAACTCATATCACTAACAAATACAATTTAGGTTATACCGATAGCGTGTTAAGAACAGTTAGTTCTGGTGTTAACCTAAATATGTTTCCTTCTTTTGGTAATAATTTTATAGGTGCATTAGACGGAAATGCAGCATCTGCTAGTAGACTAGAAACTCCAAGATTTATCAACGGCATTGCCTTTGATGGACAGAATGATATAACAATAACTTCATCAACTACAGGTACACTGAATAGGGGTAGTTATCTAACAGGGAATAATTTTAACGGTTTAAATACCGTGACTTGGGCTGTTGATGCTAGTTCATCTAATTTAATAGGTAAAGTTGTAGCCAGAGACAGCGCCGGCGACTTTGCTGCCGGAACAATTACAGCAAATTTAGTAGGTAATGTCACAGGTAATGTAACTGCTACAGAAGGCACAAGTTCTTTTAATGTGGTACAAGCCAACGAGTTTGTAGGAGCGCAACTATCTGGCAATGCGTTTACTGCAACTAGATTGAAAACTCCTAGAACTATAAACGGAGTAGCGTTCGATGGCAGTGCTGATATCACTGTTACTGCCGCTGCAGATACATTGACAGGTACACAGTTAGCGGCTAACATTGTTCAATTAGGTACACTGAATCAATTGAATGTAGCGGACACTGGAATATCTATAGGTAATTCCGGTCAGTTAGATATTTTTATTGATGTGTCTATTCCTACTATTAGAGATACTTCATCACAAGGCATTACTTTTAATATTATCGATAATACTATAGGCGATGTAGATTTCAAATTAATTAACAGTACACTGTCGCTATCTCTAGGAGGCGCTAACGCACCTGCATTTGTGCCAGAAAATGACAATGTAACTCATTTAGGTATTGTTACTAAACGTTGGAATACTGTTCATGCTAATCTATTTCAAGGTACTGCTACTGCTGCACGTTATGCCGACCTAGCAGAAAACTATCTAGCAGATGTAGATTATGAACCAGGTACAGTTTTAGAATTTGGTGGCAGTCAAGAAGTTACTGTAGCAGAAGATGAAACTCGTAAAGTGGCAGGAGTTGTGTCTAGTAATCCAGCATATTTAATGAACAGCGAATTACAAGGCGATCATGTAGTTGCCCTAGCACTACAGGGAAGAGTTCCTTGTAAAGTTAGAGGCAAAATCCGTAAAGGAGACATGCTAGTCAGTGGCGGAAACGGCTATGCTAGACCTACTATAGATCCTAAAATAGGCACTATTATCGGTAAAGCACTGGAAGATTTTGAAGGTACAGACGGAATTATTGAAATTGTAGTGGGCAGAGTTTAATAACAGGGTACGATAAATAAGTGTATATACGGAGTTAATCAATGGCATATCAAGTAGACAAGTTTAATGGGACGAGATTAGTCTCTGTAGAAGACGGCACCATTGATACCACTACCGACATACGTTTTGTAGGTAAAAACTACGCAGGATACGGTGAAGTACAGAACGAGAATTTTTTACATCTATTAGAAAATTTCTCAAATACCAGTGCTCCTCCTAAGGTAGTAACCGGGCAGATATGGTATGATAGTGGTAATAAAAAGTTAAGATTTTATGATGGTAGTCGTTTTAGGACTGCCAGCGGTGCAGAAATAGGAACGACAGCCCCATCCGGGCTTCAAGCAGGAGATTTTTGGTTCGATACCAGCGCAGAACAGTTGTATGCTTATAACGGTTCTACGTTTGTTTTGATAGGACCAGAAACTACCCCAGAATTAGGTGCTGCCTCATTGACAGCACAGGTAGTAAAAGATACTCTAGGTACTAATCACAGCATAGGAAAAATTATTTCCGGCGGTGATACCATTGCTATTGTTAGTAAAGATGCGTTTACTCTAGACAGTGGGTTGAACCCCATTACTGGATTCACCACAATAAAGAAAGGTTTGAATCTTGTTAATACTAACGGATCTACTGGAGTTACCAGTACAGACCACTTCTATTGGGGAACAGCATCAAATGCTGCTAGATTGGGTGGCTTTTTGGCCAGCGAATATGTAAGAACTGGAGAAGTTCGATTCGATACAGAGGTGAATTATTCAGATCCTGGTTTAACCATTGGCGGTAATTATCCTTCATACAGTAAAGATCTAGTTCTTAAAATAGAGAATGGTGATGAACCAATTATTGAATCTAGATTAGCCAGCCCACTAACTCTTCGTGTAAGAGTTTCAGCCAGCGATGTGCGTAATTTTTATATTACTTCTACAGGCTTTTTGCCAGGAGCCAATAATTTTTACAATTTAGGTTCTTCTACAGAAAATTGGGCTAATGTTTACGCTACGACATTTACAGGAAATCTAAGTGGATCAGTAACTGGTAACACGTCTGGTACACATACAGGTCCAATGGTAGGCAATTTAACCGGTAATGTGATTGGAAATTTAAATGGCACAGTCACAGGAAACGTTATTGGATCAGTTACTGGAACGGCTAGTAATGCTTTAACCTTAAACAGTCTAAATAGTGAATTTGGTGCAGTGGCAGTATCGGTGGCTATCAGAGACGCATCTGCCAATCTTACAGCAAACAGATTTATTGGAATCGCAGATAAGTCAGATAGATTAAAAATTGATGACAGTGCTACAGATACAGATCCTAGTTATAGGTCTGCTAAAACTCTTGCTTCTGGTAATACTATTGCAGCCAGAGATAGTTTAGGTAATTTGTTTGCAGTTTTGTTTGACGGTACTGCTACAGCAGCGAAATATGCTGACCTAGCAGAGAAGTATCTTACAGATCGTGAGTATGAACCAGGTACAGTAGTGACAGTGGGCGGCGAAGCAGAAGTTAGAGCCACTGTTTTTGGAGATCGTGCTATCGGAGTAGTAAGTACAAATCCAGCATTTATGATGAACAAAGAGTTAGAAGGTGGTACATATATTGCCCTAAAAGGTCGTGTACCGTGCAAGGTAGTAGGATCGGTACGCAAAGGCGATCGATTAGTGGCTACAGAAAATGGTTGTGCTATCGCTGCCAGTTTCCATCAACATCCAGATGTTTTTGGTATCGCTTTACAAAGTGATCAAGATGTTGGCGTCAAAACTATAGAAGTGTTAGTATTATAAGGAATAGAAAATGCCAATCGGTGATTTAATTAGTGTAACAGACTATAACAATATTAGAACTAAAATTTCTGGTATCATGGGACCAGGTTCTACTAACAGTGGATATGGTCAAACTTTGAATGCTCCTACAGCATTATCATCAGGAGCCACAGTAACTAAAGCACAATGGGACAATTTAAGATTTGATATCTATAATGCCATAGTACACCAAACCGGTTCAGCACCTAGTATTACTACAATTAATGAAGGCGATGTTATAAGATACGGAACATCCCATCCTAATTTTCAATATAACACATTAGCAGATCAAGCCATAACAAATAAATTCAATTTAGGCACAGGGCAGTTTGTTACAGAGGCTATTGGATCACAATCAAGATTCTCTAATTGGACTTCTTTAGTTACTTCCACAGTCACAATCAATTTTGCAGACAATAATGCCTGTAGATATTTCTTTAACAGTGGCGGTAAAATACGATTTGCCAGCACTAGATCAGGCGGGTCAGGAACTCTTCAAGATCAAAGATGGTCTAGTTTATTAAGTGGTGCAGGGCAGCCGTTCTTTGCCGGTAATTCTACTTTATATCCTGCCTCTGGCGGTAATGCCACATACAATAATATTGGTTTTTGGCAATTGACCACATCTGATCAACAGGTTTGGTCATTCCAAGCCAGTAGTCCCTATACTGCAAACACATGGGTGTTGCAGGCTAGATTGGCAAGTGGAACTACCAGTACCGCAACATCCGTTATACTAACAGTAAGATGGCAGGATAATTATGTTGATCCTGCAACATCTCCACATACACCAACTACCGTTCTTCCTTTTGACGAAGTAACAGGAACACTATCATTAAGTGTAGATCAAGTACGGGCTAGAGGCGAGTTGGCTCCTTCATTGATTCCTAACAGTTTTGCTATTACTGGCCCGATATTAGTCGGTGGCGGTGCATCTACAGTAGGCGCTATTTCCGGTAGTTAATTTTTCCTCCTATAAAACCACATATAAATAATGTGCGTATTTTATAGGAGTTCACATGGACGAACGTCTGGCTAAAGCCCTAGATTTTTCAAAATTTAGGCAAACACTAACATTAGAACGTAAAAATCTCAAAGAAAAAATTGATGCTAATCTAACCTACGGTTATAATGGAGGCATCTTTAAAATTGATAGATCTTTGATAGTATTTGTTCAAATGTTAATCGACCAACAGAGAACTGAAAATGTTCCTCTCCTAGATTCAAATGACACACCTATTTTAATTTCTGATTTGAATACCTTCAAAGACGAAATATTAGATAGGTATATGACTGCGGTTTATGAATATTTTAGGCAGTACGAAAAAATAAAAAAATCTAGATCAGTAGATAAACTTATAGAACTATGAAAAAAGGAATAGTTATTTTCGCTCATAACAGCCGAAAGGTTGATTATAGTCTTATGTCTATAATCGCTGGCGGCCTAGCGAAAAAGCATCTTCAGATGCCAGTCTCTTTGATAACTGATCAATCTACTATGGATTGGATGAGTACTAGCAGTGCTATAAAAGATGCCGAATCTGTTTTTGATCAAATTATTATAACCGAACGTCCTTACTCAGAAAATTATAGAACATTAAGTGATGGTAATCTTATAGACAATGTTCCTTTTATTAACAACAATAGATTTTCAGTTTGGGATTTAACTCCTTACGATAGAACATTATTAATTGACAGTGATTTTTTAATTTTTTCAGACAGATTAAAATCTCATATTGATTCTGATATTGATCTAATGATTGGAGAATCTATGATCGATCTAGGCGGAAATCGAGTAGGCACTTTAGACAAGTATGTTTCAGACACTGGCCCTAATTTATATTGGGCAACTAATGTAGTTTTTACAAAAAATGAAAATACAAAAATATTTTTTAATTTGGTAGACTACATAAAAGAAAATTATTCTTATTATTGTGATCTTTTTAGATTTTATCCTAGACCTTATAGGAACGATATTTCATTTAGCGTTGCTAAACATATACTAGACGGATATAACAAATCTCAAGAACAAAGTTTACCGTCAATACCCACAACTACAGATAAAGATCTATTAGTGGATATAGATGCCAACGGAAAATTAATTTTTTTAATTAATCAAGGTAATGACGATTACGTTGCAATCTCTATCAAGAATCAAGATGTTCATGTTATGAACAAACAGAGTTTGATAAGGAACAGTGAAGTTTTGCTTAAATTAATATGAAATTTGGATATTTACTAATCACCTCAAAAAACGAATCTGTTAACTATAACAAACTAGCCTATGCGTTAGCGTTGAGTATAAAAAACACACAGAAAGAAGGGTATGACCAAGTCTGCTTAGTTACAGACGATTTGTTGTCAGCAAAAAATTTTACATCTTCGTGGGTGTTTGATCAAATAATAGAACATCCAGGACACACTGGGTGGTCTGGCAGAAGTTATATGGACCAATTGAGTCCTTTTGATTACACAGTCTGTTTAGATGTTGACATGTTATTTTTAAATGATTGCAGTCATTGGGCACAATACTTTATTGAAAATACAGATTTGTTTATCACAGACAGAGCGTTTACCTATAGAGGCGAGCCTGTAACTTCCGATTATTATAGAAAGACATTTACGGCTAATAACTTGCCAAACCTATATAGTTATTATACATTCTTCAAACGAGATTCAGATCAAGTAAAAGAATTTTTTACCTTGCAAAGAGAAATTTATAATAATCCTACAGAATTTTCTAATGTCTTTCTCAACGAATTCAAACCTAAAATAATTGGAACAGATGAAGCGTTTGCTTTGTCTGCAAAATTGTTAGAACTAGAATTTCCTAAATTAGAATTTCCTAACGTAGTACACATGAAAGGTCAAGTACAAAACTGGCCTTGGCCCGCTGACGAATGGACCAATCATGTGGGATTTTATTTTAACAAAACTGGATTAAAAATAGGAAATTTTCAACAGAAAGATCTTATACATTATGTTAATAAAGATATTATCCTGGATGAAATAATCAGTATACTTGAGGAAACAGCATGGAAGAAGTAATTGACTTCGATCAATGGTATCAAACTCATAATATAGAAATTGAGTACTGGGCAGTTTATGATCCTGAAACGGGTAAAGTAAAAGGAATATATCCTAACCAATCTGCAGATTCCTTCGAACATAAAATTAAAGTAGATCAAGAAACAGGAGAAGCCATAGGTTCTGGAAAAATATCATTGGCTAATTGTTATATTGATTTTGAATCAGATACTCTTGAAATAATAGAAATTAAATCGTTGATTAAAATTGACGATGTTCTACACAGAATAATAGACAGTCGCTGGGCCGATTCAAAAGATCCCGACCTAACAATCAGTGTCAAAGATAATAATTTAATTTTTTCTTTGTCAGACAAAGTAAAATCAAAAAAAAGAATTCATTATAACGGTGATACTATAATGGATTTTTACATTACCGAATACAACGATCCTAATATACTTTTTGAAAAATTTTCAATACAATTAAATCAGTTAATTGACGAGGAAAAAAGTTTTCAAATTAAATTGCCTCAAAAATTTAGTGTGTATACACGTCGCATTTTTAAAAAATATATTCTTATAAATGAAAACAATTGAATTTGATGTAATCTTTTTAAGTTATGACGAGCCTAATGCAGATCTGCATTATGCTGATTTATGCAGTAAGGTACCTTGGGCTAAACGTGTACACGGTGTTAAAGGTTCCGACCATGCTCACAAAGCCGCAGCAAATTTATCAGATACTGATTGGTTTATCACTGTGGATGCTGATAATATTGTAGATCCTAAATTTTTTAATATTGATCTAGATATGAGTGATCCTAAGATACAGGTCTATGGATGGTGCGGTCGTAATGTGATCAACGGATTGCGTTACGGAAACGGCGGATTAAAAATTTGGAAGAAAGATTTTGTGCTTAACATGAAAACGCACGAAAACTCAGATAGTGATCGCGGACAAGTAGATTTTTGTTGGGAAGATGGATATCGTAACTTTCCTTTAAGTTTCAGCGACAGTATCATTACAGGTTCTCCATTTCAGGCTTGGAGAGCAGGATTTCGAGAAGGTGTTAAAATGACCTTACTTGATGGTGTTAAAGTTCCTGCACAAGAAATACAACAGAGAATATGGTGGCATAATATCCATAGACTGCGCATGTGGTCTACAGTTGGTAGCCATGAAGAAAATGGAATCTATGCAGTATATGGTGCAAGATTAGGCACATGGATGGCCAACTGCACCGAATGGAATTATGTAGATGTAAGAGATTTTGAAATACTTAGAGGTATATGGCAGCAGTACGGAAAACCTTATGAAGAAGTTAACGAAGACGGCCTAGTTGACGAAATAAAAAATCTCGGAGAAAAAATAAAATACAATCTAGGATTAGATTGGCCTTGGCTAGATGCCCAACAGAGCAAATATACTTTGGATTTATATAATGAAACTATGAATCTAAACGATACTTATTTCCGGATGCCGGTGCCTGCAGATGTATGATATTTTTTACGTTTCAAAAACAAAAGGCAATGATGATGACTGGGCAACATTTAAGTCAGAATATCCTATTGCACAACGTTTAACAAATGTAACATCCTACGAACAAATTAAGTCAAAAGCATTTACAAAAATGTTTTGGGTAGTTTGGGATGATCTTAATTTACTAAAAACATTTAATTTAAATAATTATAGAGCAACAAAATGGGACGATATGTATGTTCACGTTTTTAAAAACGGAGAACATCATGACGGAGTTTGTTTATTTCCTAAATCATTAAATGTTTCTCAAAAAGAATTTCATCATAGATTTTTTACAGCAAAAAAAGAAATAGAGATTAACGCTAGTACTCCAAAGAAATATAATATCTATACTCCGCAATCATATGATGAGTATAAGTCTATAGAAGATGAAATGTTCTGGTGTATATGGCCAGAGGTTGAAGTTACAGACGAATCTATTTTTGATTTATATTTCAGCCATCATAACACATATGATCGCAGAGAAAATCATATTTTTAAAAACACATGTAACGAAGTTGATTCGTATATGAGTGGCATCGTGCTTTGTAGCAGGTATAAGCGAATTTCATCTCGAGAGTTTGAAAAACAATATCTTGTTGATAAAAAAGAATACGATGTAACTGCCAGCAAATTTAGATACCCTAGGCATGTTATACATAGTTATGAACAATACTTAGAAATTTTAAACAACGAAAGCCAAAGTATGTTTTGGGGTATATGGCCAGAGATTGAAATAATTGACACAACAATACTTGATTTTTACTTTGATCCTAACAATAAAGAATATGATGCTGACAGACATCAAAATCATATGTTTAAAAATTTATGTAATAATGAAGAGTCTTATCTTAACGGACTTGTTTTATTTTCTAAAGAGAAAACTATATCGAAAAAAGAATTTTCTCGCAGATATCTAATCGAGAAAAAAGAACATAACAAGGTTGTTAGTCGTTATAGATATCCTAGATATGTTATGCATAGTTATGAGCAGTACTTAGAAATTTTAAACAATGAAAGTCAAAAAATGTTCTGGGGTATATGGCCAGAAGTTGAAATTATAGATCAATCTATTTTTGGTTTATATTTTGATCCCAGAGACTGGAAAGAACAATACGACACCAGCGAAAATAACACATTTAAACATAGTTTCAATGATAAGATAATATCAATGAATAGTCCAGTATTATTTTCTAAACAGAGTCCTATAGGAAAACGAGAATTTTCTCATAGATTCTTAACCAATAAAAAAGAAAATGATAAAGTTATCTCCAAGCATAAATTATATGATGTAGTTTTTATAAGTTATAATGAACCGAATGCAGATGAAAACTATCAAAAATTACTAGATAAATGTCCCAGGGCTAAGAGAGTACATGGTGTAAAAGGAATACATCGGGCTCATATTAAGGCAGCGGAATTGTCAGAAACAGACATGTTATGGATAGTGGATGGTGATGCTATCATATCCAATGATTTCAATTTTGATCTAGTATATTTTAGTTACAGTTATGATGTAGATTGCGTTCACGTATGGAGTAGTCGGAACCCTATTAACGGTTTAGAATACGGATATGGCGGAGTAAAATTGCTTCCAAGATTATTAACATTGAATATGGACTTAAATACTGCCGACATGACTACATCTATATCTAAAAAATTCAAATCGATGAATGTTGTATCTAATATCACTGTCTTTAATACTGATCCTTTTAACACATGGAAATCGGCATTTAGAGAATGCGCTAAGTTAGCCAGTAAGGTAATAGAAAGACAAGACAATGACGAAACAATTAAACGATTAGATACATGGTGTGAAGTTGCCGATGGGGATTACGGATATTATGCCATTGCAGGAGCATTAGCAGGTCGTGCATACGGAGAGCAGAATAAAGGTAACTTCGAAACACTTAAGAAGATAAACGATTTTGACTGGTTAAGAGAAAAATTTAATGCAGGATAAAGCTAGAATACAAAAATTTATTCCTATTATGAATGAAGTTTCGCCGACTTTTTGTTTAGCGAAATGGCATCATACTACGATTTATTTACAGACAGGTGAAACTCATAGTTGTTATCACCCTCCACCACACCCAATTCCTCTTGAAGAGTTAATAATGAATCCCGGTGCATTACATAATACTACTCAAAAGAAAATGGAAAGGCTGGAAATGCTCAACGGAGAAAAACCCAGCGGTTGTAACTATTGTTGGAATATAGAAGCACTAGGCGAAGATTATATCAGCGATCGAAAAGAAAGAAATGCCAGCATTTACAATCTCGAAAGATTTGATCAGATTAAAAACGGCGATTGGGATCAAAATATTAATCCTCAATATATAGAAATAAGTTTTGGTAACGAATGTAATTTCAAGTGCGGGTATTGTCACCCTAAACATTCAAGCAGTTATTACAAAGAAATAAAAGATCACGGTCCTTATACTATGGTTAAAAATCATAGGAACGACATTGATTGGTTTAAAATTTATGAAGAAGAAAATAATCCGTATGTAGATGCCTGGTGGCGTTGGTGGCCTGAAGTACGTAATACTCTGACAATTCTAAGAATAACAGGAGGCGAACCGTTACTGCAACAAAGTACTTGGCGCCTGTTAGAAGATCTGGAAAACAACCCGTCGCCTGATCTTGAACTTAATATTAACAGCAATTTTGGTGTAAAGCCTATACTTTTAGATAGACTTACTGAAAAGGTCAATAATTTAATAGAAAATAAAAAAATTAAAGATTTTAAAATTTTCACTAGTATGGATACTTGGGGTCCCCAAGCAGAGTATATTCGAACAGGATTAGACATTGAACTATGGGAAAGAAATCTCAATACCTACCTAACTAAAACCAATTTGCCCATAACATTCATGATTACCTTTAATATATTAACGGTTCCAAATTTTTCAACTTTATTAACTAAAATTTTAGAGTGGAGACAGAAATATAATCATGATAATCAAAACAAATGGCAACGTGTGAGATTCGATACTCCGTTTTTAAAAGAACCGTTGCAGTATGATATGAATATATTGCCTAAAGAAGAATTCATGCCCTATATGTACGATCATTTAAATTTTATCAAAGATAATTTAGATGATAAAAATAGGTTTAAATTTAGTGAATTAGAATATGAAAAATTTTTAAGGGTAGTGAAGTACATGGAAACTACCAACTATAGCAATGATAAATTAACTGAAGGAAGAAAAGATTTTTATAATTGGTTCAACGAGTACGATCGAAGACGAGGAACTAATTTTGAAGAAACCTTCCCTCAACTAAGAAATTTTTTAGAGATGTGTAAAAATTATGGATAAAGACAATTTTTGTTTACAGCCTTGGGTAGGAATTCATGCATGGCCAGACGGGTCAGTTTTCCCCTGCTGTATGTACGATTCAAGTAAACCCCTTGGAAACATTAATCAAGAACATATTGAAGATTTAGTTAATAACGATTCTTACAAGCAATTAAGACACCAGTTACTAAACAACGAACGTCCCGAGGGATGTAAGCGTTGTTATCAGTTAGAAGAATCGGGCATTCAAACACTAAGACAATCAACCAGTGCTACGTTCAAGAAACATCTAATTCCTATTGTTGAATCAAAAAAAGATACAATGAGTGAAGTTAGGTATCTTGATATTAGATTTAGTAATATCTGCAATTTCAAATGCAGAACATGTGGCCCCGAATTAAGCAGTAAGTGGGGACCCGAGATTCCTCTTTTAAAAAATCAACCAGATCCTGGAATTATTCAAATACCAAGAGAAAAGTTTTGGAATTATTACGAACAGGCTTTAGAAACTGCTGAAGAAATAGTTTTTGCTGGGGGTGAGGCATTGATGCAAGAAGAGCATTATGCTGCCTTAACAAAATTGATCGAGATGAAACGCTTCGATGTCAAGTTAATGTATACTACGAATCTTAGCACTTTGAAATACAAACAGATAGATCTTTTTGAATTATGGAGTAAGTTTTATAGAGTTGAAGTGTATGCTAGTTTAGATGCATCGTGGGAGCGAGGAGAATACTTACGAAAAGGCACTGTATGGAAAAATATAGTTGAAAACAGGAAAAAATTAAAATTATTGCCCGGCGTAAAATTCCATATCACGCCTACTATAAGTCTTTATAATGTATGGCATTTTCCAGATTTCTATAAAGAGTGGGTGCTAGAAGAATTACTAGAACCTAAGAATATTAGATTGAATATACTAACACAGCCCCCTCGTCAACAGGCCAATGTGCTAGAAAATAAACATGTCATTATCGATAAATGGAACGAACTAATTACATGGACCAAGGCTGTAATGAAAAATACAGAAGCCAGTTCAGCAGTAGTAAGTCAGTTTGAAAGTGTGATAAATTTTTTAATGACTGAACCAGAAAATAAATTTAAATTAACAGAAAAATTTGGATACGTTAATCAATCAGTTGACAGCATTCGAAATGAAGATCTTTTTGAAACTTTCCCAGAACTTAGAGATCATTTAAAAATTCCATCGATGAGATCTAAAACGTTTTGTGTATTTCCTTTCTTTAATTTAAACAGCAATACAGATGGTAGTGTAAAACTTTGTTGTACTGTGCGAGATAATTCACACCTTAAAAAATCTGACGGTACTGAATTTAATTTAGGTCAGGATTCTATAGAAGAAATTTGGAATAACGAACATATGCAGAATGCTCGCTGGAAAATGCTAGTGGGTGAAGAAGTTTCTGACTGCCAAGTTTGTTATAGACACGAAAAATTATCCGGTAGTAGCAGTAGAACTGAATCTAATAAAAAATATCAATCTGATATTAATGTTATAAAGTCAGTGAATGAATTTTTACACAATTCAAAAGTATCTCTAGACAAATTAACTAGTTTAGAATTAAGATTGGGCAATACTTGTAATTTGGCCTGTAATTCATGTTGGGGCGGCAGTAGTAGTAAAGTCAATGAAGAACGGCAACGTATTTTAGATAAAGAGACGGAAAATAAAAAATATCAGGTAATGTGGGCCAGTGAACGAAATATTCCTGCTGATATTAATAAATGGTTTAAAAATGAAACATACAAAGATACTATGGAGAAAGTATCGGGTAATCTTAAAAGAATATACCTTACAGGCGGCGAACCGACTTTGATCAAAGAAAATAGAACATTACTAAAAAATCTTATAGAATCTAACAATACAGATTGTTTTGTAAGTTTTACTACTAATGGTACAACAGCAGAAGGCGAACTGTTAGATTTAATGTCTCATTTCCCTAATAATGAGATACAGATCAGTATAGATGGTGTTGGGTATGAAGGAAATTATATTAGACATCCTTTAAATTGGCAAGAATTTGATAATAACTTTACTGCTATTGCAGCCCTGCCAAATATCAAGATTGTTGTTTATTCTGTGATCAGTGCTTACAATTTATTTTCTTTACCAGACATATGGCGTTATCTCGATAACAAAGCAGAATATCGCCCTGTAGGTTGGTATCCTATTTTCTTAGATAATCCAAACTTTATGCGCACTACGATATGGAGTAGTGAAATGAGATCAGATGCTGTGATTAAAATGCAAGAAGCAGAGGGACAACTAAAACATCTAAATAGATATGTAGGTCAAGAAGTGTTCCAAAAAATTTACGAATACTATTACAGTGAAGAATACCAAAAAGATAAGATCAGTGAGTTTTTAGAATTTAATAGACTGCTGGACAAACATAGAGGCACGAATTTCGAGTCTACATTTTTTGAGATATCATGCCGAATCTAATAGCCATTTCTCCCAAAGACAATCCGTACCTTGCTATAACATGGCAGGTTAATAATTTTTGCAATTATAGGTGTAGTTATTGTAACGAAGGAAACTGGAGTGGGTCTTACACTAATGAAGATAAAATTGATGTTTTATTAGAAAATTTAGAAAAAATAATAAAATATTATCAAGATAACGGTTATGTATATTTCAAGTTTTATTACAGTGGCGGTGAACCTACCCTCTGGAAAGGTTTAATACCAGTATCTAATTTTCTCAAAGAGAGATTGGGTCATAATGTAACTTTAGGAATTAATACAAACCTAAGTAGAAAAATTTCTTGGTGGGAAAAACATTATCAATTGTTTGATGATGTAGTTGCTAGTTATCATCCTGAGTTTGCAAATAAATCAAATTACTTAGAAATTGCAGAATTTTTACAAAATAAAGTAAATTATCTTTGTTTAAGAATGATGCTGTTAGAAGAAAAGTTCGATGACATGTTAACAGTAGGAGCAGAAATTAAAAGTAAATTAAAGAATTACAATCTTGAATGGGTTCCGCTATTAGATGAAATGAGTGTTGTAACGGGCCCGTGGAAATACAAAGATTCTAGAATATCGGATTTTATATCAAAAAATAATTTTGAATCTAAGGTAACTATATATAAACCCGAACCAAAAACAGTAATTGCTTCAGTAGAAAAATACGATGATGGCACTGTAAAGACTTTGAATAGTAATAGAATCGTAGCAGAAAACAGAAATTTTTTCCAAGGATGGAAATGTAAAGTTCAGGAATCTATTTTTATTTCACCTAGCGGAACAATGAGAGCCGCAAGTTGCGGCCAAGGACCGATGTTAGGAAACATATTCGATGTTTTTAAATTAACGTCAAATGACGTTATCTGTCAAAAGGACTATTGTCATTGCGGAACTGATATATTAATTACTAAAGAAAAATGACCAGAAAAAATTTTTGCCTATATCCTTTTGCTGCGTTTAGTCTTGATAATGCAGGCAGACAACGTATATGTTGTAATAATCAAGGATATGATAGATTAGAAAAAAATAAAGAATTTAACGATCCCACGTTTGAAGTCTTAGAATCTTTTAATAATGATTTTCATAAAGAAATAAGAAAATATTTCATAGAAGATAAAAAACATCCTACTTGTAAAAAATGTTGGGAGATTGAAAGTAACGGAAAAATAAGTTGGAGACAATGGTTCAACGAAAGTTTCGGAGTTTCAATGGATGAAGAATATTGGATTTCGAAATGTGACGCAGACGGTACTATCAAAGAAGCAGAATTTTATTATCTAGATATCACGTTCGGTAACAGATGTAATCTTAAATGCGTAATGTGTAACGGATTTAACAGTACTTTATTTCTAAAAGAACAATTAGATACCAAACAAATACCTATAGAACATTATGATAGAATGATGAAGTTAGATTGGTATCATGACGGAAGTTGCCTTGAAAAACTGTATCCTTTTGTCAGCAAGGTTGAAAGAATACATATTGTTGGCGGCGAACCTTTAATAATTGATCATCAAGCATTTTTACAAAAATTTATTGATCTCGGAATATCTAAGAACATAGTATTAAGTTATAATTCTAATCTTACTAAAACACCAAGAGAAATATTAGACTGTTGGAAAGAATTCAAACGTGTTTATTTGTGTGTAAGTGTTGATGCTTACGGTAAATTAAATGAATTTATTAGATATCCAATGAAATGGAATAAGTTAATAGATAATTTAGAAACTATTGATGCTGTGGCTAAAGAACAAGAAAATATTAGCATACAGATACATGCAACATTTAGTTCATTAAACTGTGATAGGATTATAGAGTTTTTAGATTGGCACAAGGAAATATCTACACAATTAACATCGATTGAACCTCATCCCATGTTCAATTATGTTTATAACCCTAAATATTTTGATCCAACACATCTTCCTCAAGAAACTAAAAATAAAATATACGAAGATTATATCAAATGGGAATCAAATAATCTCGAATACTTAGAAAGAAACGGAACCAGAGAAAGAATTGATATGTTGAAAAGTTATATCGAAAAAATGATAAAGTCTGGAAGAAACGAAAAACTATATCGAGACGGCATAGATAAAATTGCTTTCTTTGAAAAAGTAAGAGATATTACTTTTCCTACTAAAACAGAGTCTTAGTTGAATCGGTAATATCTCTTTTCAATCTTTCTATATCTATTTTAAAATCTATCTTTTTTATTTCGTCTTTGTACTCTTGAAGAGTCTCTAATAGTTTTTCTGCGATAGATTCTGGAGCAGACCCTTGGAGTTGAGCACGTACATCAATCTGCCATATCCTGCCATCTTCAAACGTTAAATGTACCATTTCAAGATATGCAACAGGCATGGTATTCATGTACATATCTTCAAATACCTCCGGCCACTCTTTTACAAGATGCATTGGCGGTCTAAACAACGGCTTAGGCATCTGCTGTTTCTTTAGTCTTTGAAGATTTTTTTACAGTCGGATCTAGATCTTCTGCTTCTTTACGTAGACGTGCTGCTTCTTTGTATAGTGCATCTGCTTGACTGCGTAATCCTTTAGCAATATCTTTGTCAGATAATATTTCATTCTGCTGTGCTTGAATTTTTGCAGGCTTGCTAGGTTCTCCTAGATCTTTTCCCAGGTCGTTAACTGCGGCAACATTTTCTACAGTAGCATCTGACTGTTTTGGAGCACCGGATACAAATGTACATAGATCGTCAACAGCACAGTTTTTTTGCTCTGCTATCAACGAATTTAATTGATGCAACGGAATGTTATCATTGGGTGTAGGAGTCATTAGAACAGAATCAGTAGTTACTCTTTCCAATAATCCGTCTGCTCTTAGTGCCTGTAGCATTGGACGACCATCTGGAAAACTTCTAATAAAAAGAATTTCACCAAACTCAAAAACTTCTTGAGCCTGATCACTTTCTACTACTTTCATAATAGAGTCGTGATATGTATCAGATAACTGAGCCACAGGAATAACTAGAGAATAGTTAGATTCTCCGGGGAGCGTCCTGAATACCACCAAAACTTTCGCTCCCGATTTGATCATTCTACCAGTGTGTTTTAGTGCTCTCATATTATTGTTCCTTTTTGTTTACTGAATCTAAAAATGCAGTTAATTTGTTGTAAGTCTTACCAACAACTTCTAGTTCGTTGGCCTTAAATGCACCGCGCTGAGATGCGATATCGATGATATTTCTCACAGCAGCAAGATCAGTAATATTTAGATCAGGTGCAGAAGGTTGTGGCGCAGCAGCAGCATCGACAGGCGCTGTAGCGGCTTCTTGATTTTTTACTTCTTCAGTCATTAATTTCTCCTTAAATGAGGACAGGCTAGTATAAAATAAGTTATCTCTTTTTGATCTTCAAACCCTGCAAATCTGGCTGTTTTTAATTTTCCATCTTCGGTTACATAAGGCTGAGGAATGATATAATATCTGCCTTTTAAATTAGCAGTAATCCAATTTTCTATAGTTTGGTCATTGTCCCATTCTACGGAATGGATCATCACTTTTGAAAAATGCGGAACAGCAGTATTCATTTTTCTGCTGTCTAAGATATCAAGAGCATTAAGATCTAACATAACGAATTTATTTACGTAATAAGTTTATTGAGGTTGGGATTCTTGGCTTAATCTTTTGGCCATGGCTTTGGCTGATCCTAATTTTCTAACATCTCCAGAAAACAGGTATAACTCAAATGCAGATTTTTCAGATAAAACTTTGATATATCTTTTTTCTAAATGCCAGGGAGTTTCTAAGAATTGGTCTAACCAAATTAGTACTTGAGGACCTATGGTAAGATCTTTTGGTAAATCTATTTTATAAATTTTAATGTCTGCAACAGTTTCTAAAAATTCTAGACATTGATCAGTGATACGGAGACCACCGTTGGATTTTTCTCTTGTGCTGAACCACCATCGTGATCGGCAGTCTTTGACATTTTTCTCATCAATGGGTAAGCCGGCCGCCTTTAAAAAAACTTCAGTGTATCGGTCTTTATTGTCCATCACTCATTTCAATTCTTCGCCGGTAGTTAATTTATAAACTGAAAAGTCTTTGGTTTTAAATAATTTATTTAATTTCTTGGCGAGATTGTGAGCGTGTCCTGGATTGCTAAAACTTACCTTCTTATATTTAGGTCCGGGATAATTGGCCAGCAGACTACCACTTTTTAAATTAAAAGGTTTGCTCTGGTAAAACACAGCCCAGATAGCCTCGCTTTCTAAAATTTGTTCCACTTTATAATTCTCTTTGTTTGCATGTTCAAGAATTACTTTAGGTTTTGGTCTGCTCATCTATATACGTATCCTAATAAACCACGTATATATTTATCAACTTTAGAACGTTCCCCCGTCGAACTTAACATCAATCTTAGTAGTTGATTCTCGTATTTCCGACAGCATTTGATGTATTTCTTGAACAGTTAAACCTAATTTAGATGTTAGAATAGCCAATTCGGCAGTTAAATCACGTGCTTCTTGTATAGTGATTCTAATTTCTTTCTGTTGACTCTTTTCAGCAACAACAGTTCTAGAAATTATTTTTTCTATAGTAGGTAATGTAGTAGGTAATTTATTTTGAGACACTTGATAGTACCTGTTTCATTTCAATTTCAGTTTTAAACGGGCCTTGATATGGATATCTTTGTAGTGTGATTAATTTAGGGCAAAAACTTTTAACCCACCCTTTATCAAACTTGATGATATAATAACCGGCACAGTACAGGCTTTTTGAATCTTCGCTCTTAGTAAATAGAGGTAATTTCTTTTTAATGTCATAAAGAGGATTATGAGGTTCGGCACTGGTACTGAATCCGTGAACCTCGTTGGGTAATGCAGTATCACTTTCTTTTACAATCTTAACAACAAAAAAGTCTTTACCGAATTGGTCAGTTAAACTTTTTTTGTTTTCGTAGATCTTTATTCCTAACTCATTGCTCATTACAAAACGATTGTCTTCGTTTTTTCTTAGAGTAGCAATTTTTTCTCCGTCTTGTTCAACGATCCAAAATTTATTATCGATGATTGGTTTAGCATGTATCTCTGTCATAGTGTGTACCTCGCATTTAGTGGTTCAGCATAACTTTGCGCCTGTTCGGCAATTTTTTTCAAATCATATAGATTACAAAATTTAATCAGTCTAATACCTACTTGACTGATATTTTTATTTGCATCAATAGCCTGTGAGATAGTTGTGGCAATGATTTCTTTAATGTCGTCTGGTTGATGACCCAAATCAATCAGTCGACGATTGCGTTCATAATCTTCTAGTACACGATGTTCTTTGCCTTCGTGGTCAGTCCATCTCTGAAGCATGAGATTGTTCCACGCAAATCCTTTGGTTTTACGATCTTCGAACGCTTCAGTAAGACCCACTTTTTTGCTTGTGCCTTTAGTACGCACACCTGGATACGCCGAGAAGACATTATCACTGGTATCACCACGCATACATTTTTCAAACAAGAGCCATTCTGGATTTGGAGCGGCTTTTGCTTCTTTTGTTTTCTTATCAATGACTGGTTTACCTTTGTCATCAAAGATTCCTTCGTGTGTGATTACATGTTCCATAACACCATTGTATTGTTTTACATTAGGTGCAATAAGTTGTACAAAATCTGTATCAGTTGAAATAATCACATGATTATCATCTGGATGACTTTGAATCCAACCTGCAATAAGATCGTCTGCTTCTAGTTGTGGATTTTGTAGTACTGTGCAGTTAGTTTTATCTGTAATAAAATCTTTGAATGTATCAAACGCTTCCCAAAATACTTTTTCTTCTTCTGCTTCTTTTTCTGTGTGTGCGGCACGAGCATCTGATCGATTTCGTTTATAAGGAGCATAATAGTCTTTGCGCCATGATCTACCTTCTAAGCAGAAAATAACGTGAGTACCATTAAACTGCTGCCACGCTTTACGAATAGAATTTAGAGTTATGTGAAATGCCATGCCAAGTTTAATATCGGCATCGCCGTTAATAACATGTCTAGCACGAAAAAATGTGTTAGCAGTATCAACTAAAATATATGTCATTGATTATTCTTTTTCACAGTCTGTATATCTAAAGTACCTGTATCAACAGGACCACCAAAATCACCATCTACTACAACATTTGCACAAAGTTCACGGAACCATCGATCTACGATTTCTTCGTCTTTATCACCATCTACACCGTAACCTTCTTGCTTTAATTGTAACACAAATTGGTCATTCCAGTCAAGTTCAAAAAATCCATTTCGTACATTATCTGAATTGACATGAGTATTCAAAACTCCTACCCAGGGTTCTTTTTTACGAGTAGCACGATCTTTTGGACTAAGTTTAGCCAATTCTTGTTCTTGAGCAATTTCTTTTAAACTGTTTTCGGCTTCTTCTTTTAATTTGGTAGCCTGCTCTAGTGCCTGTCTTGCTTCTTCTATATTGGCTTCGATTTTATCTAACCCAAATAATTTTTTAACGAATTTCATTAAGTTCCCCACTCATTTTTAAACAATGGTACTTGTAGTCTGTCACTGTACCGTAATCCATTCTTCATAGCCAGTTCCGCAACACGGCGATTATTTAAAGTATAAACACTTTCAACTCCGCCTACAGGCATTAGATAGATTGGACCAGTAAACCCGTGTGCTCGATAGATATCGGCAGTCTCTATGGCTTCTTCGGCATCTTCTTCTGTAGCAATTACAAATTTTAGATATGTGTATCCATATTCTTCGTATTCACAAACAACTTCAGGCTGTATAGCAACATGCCTCTCTTCTCCGGAACAACTCAATTTTGCACTTACACTGAAAGTGATTTCTCTCCAAAAGTCGTGTGCATGATGACTTTTCCAGGTGTGTAAGTATAATTTAAAATCATCTGTTAATGCTTGAGTGCCATTAGTCTCAAATGTAATTTCTTTTAGATTTTGCATCTTAGGATGATCTAGCAGGTCTGGATATGCACGTTGCCAACCTAGTAAAGGTTCACCACCTGTGATAACAAGATGTTCATCTCGCCATTCGTTGAAAGGCAGAATCTCACAGATACGTTCTGCAATACCATCGCTAGTAAGCATAGGACTGAGATCTTTAAAACGAGGATCCCAACTTGCATAACTGTCACAGCCTGTGCTAACTAATGGCAATTCTTCATATTTTGTAAATTCATGCACTCTAGAAGCAATGGCTTCAACTTCTTGGCTAGCCTCACCTCTAGGCATACCAAATCCCGCACACTTAAAGTTACAACCAAATGTACGTAAGAAAACAGAAGGCACGCCCATGAAACGTCCTTCACCTTGAATACTATAAAATAGTTCAGCGATTTTAATTTTGCTCATTCTTTATTATACCACTTTTTACGAAAGTTGTCAAATCTTCTTTGACCAATTGATAACTACCATCACCTAGATCTATCCAATGGATATGATCTCCCTCTTTCCAATTTGTTTCTTTTAAAAGATCTTCTGGAAATTTAAGAAAAAAATCACTAGTTTCGAGATCTTCTTCAACTTCTAAAATCCATCTTTTCATGTTCTATATTTTTCATTGTTGTACTGCATTTTAAGTTTTCGACATTCTTCTTTAACTTCTTTAGGAATATCAGGATGCCATTCAGCCATACTACAATCGTAGACTTTACCTGTTGACTCTCCAAAGTTTGTCAAACACAAAATTAATGCTGCCGCAATGACCGCTAACAAGAATACATAACTATTTTTCATATTTGATCACTTATCAATAATTTGCACATCAACGCATCTTGCTCAGTGTTGAAATGAAACTTCATACAATCTGTACTAACTTCTGTTCTATATCGTGTTCCTGGTAAACCAAAATGATACATAACGTTGGCGCATGTTTCATTCCACCAAACTTCTTTTTGATTTTGCCAAGGAATAGTAATTGTGTTATTTTTCATTTATGTGTTTAGCAATAGTTTCATAAATGACTCTGTTGCCGTTAATAGTATAATGATTGATAGAACCTCTTTCTTTTTTCCACAGATCACTAAAGTCGAGACAATTTGTTTCAATGGTTAATTCTCTGCTAATATCTGTATGTGTAAGACTAAGATAAGGCTGTTTTTCTACAGTGTCGAGAATTTTTTGCCTAATCAAATTATAAATGTCTATTTGATATTCGTCGTCATAATGATATTTGAAATATCCTTGAGCAACCCTTAAACTAGGATTGAACCAATTGTTTCTGTCAATGATATCATTGGCTAAAAGATCGCAGTTTTTATGAAAGCCTTCAATGTGAATAGGATGTTTTGGAGTGTGGATTCTGCTTGGACTAGTATGACTAACGATTGTTAGATCAAACTTTGTAATATCCACTGACTGTAACTGCTTTAATATTTTATACTCGCCACAACCGGCCATAGCAAGATTAGTAACATTGTGTCTGTGAGATAAAATATCTACCCAGCCTAGTTTTGCAAACGGCCATTTGGCTGCAAAACTGTCGCCTACCACAAGAATATTGATCATAATGTTTTTAACCAGGGTAGATATTTAGTGGCTATCAAAAGTATGATATTCTCTGTTATAGTGTTCTTGATCTTCCAAAAAGTATTTAGAATGATCAATGTGTCGTTCTTTCATAAAACTTTCAACTGCTTTCCGAGTCAGTGCAGTTGATTTTAATTTTCCGTAATATTCAAATGTTTGGGGATATCGTAATCTATCAGTGACATTGAAAAGATATAATTTTGCACCATTTTCTTGACAGAGCCTATCCCAAACAAATACATTCAATAGGAAATCTCTTTTTTCAATAAAACTATTCATTTCGAAGAATAATTTTATCTGCATAAAAGTGTGTTCTCTAATGTTTGGTGTTTTAAGACCGTTATCTGGATCTAAATCTAATCCTGGAAAAGTATTGTAATCGTCACTGAGTGCTTTATTAAACAGTTGTAAGTTTTCTTCATTGATAGTTAAATCACAGTACCTATCTATAAAGCCATTCGATGAAGGCATCTTAGTAGTAAAATGATTCACAGCAATTACATTATCACTTAGTTTTCCATCAAATCCTATAGTAAATCTATTGAACGGAGCCATGCAAAGAAAAACTTCATCGATATCATTGTAAGTGTCAAACATAGATTTCATCCAGTCTGTATAAACACGATTATTGACACCTGCCATAGCATAAATGGCTACTGGCTTGTTATTTTCTTCTGCATAAATTTCTGCATAGTTGTTATCATTCCAATAGGTATATGATCCAGGACCTTGATTGGTCGGATGGCTCCAATATCCACAAGTATGACTATCACCTATAAACAATGCTCTTGACATTACCACTTCCTATAATTGCCCTTTTCGGGAATAACATGACGCACTCCGCCTGTTGGATCTTCCATATCTCCTTTGCGTCGAGGAATTAAATGAATATGCGGCCATTCTACAGTTTGACCTGCTGCCTGTCCGTAATTAAATCCAACATTAAAACCGTCCCATTCGCCTGCCTGCACTCTTCTGATACCGTCTTGTACTGCTTGCTCAACACAGTCCATCAGCACATGAACTGTATTGTATTTAGGTACAAACAAAAGGTGTCCTTCTGTAACTGGGTATTTGTCTAAAAATACTTTAACATGATAATCTTCTTCCACCAGTTCAGTCCAAGGTGCCTTACTGTCTTCTATAAAAGAAGATTGTCCTAACATTACTTTATTAGTATCGTTTTGTTTCATCTTTGATATTCCTTTCGTTCTCCTGGCAATGAATCTTCTTTGATAACAAATTCTCTACCCATAAGACTACCAAAGAACACTTTTGTATTTTCTTTATAAACCATTCTCAGTTTTACTGTTTGAAATGCAACTTCTAAAAATGCTCGAGGTTTGTAATTGAGAATATGTGCCTCAACATCTTTGCCATTATCTGTGCAACGAATTTTTACTTTAGCATCTATCATTTCTTTTTACCTATACCATGATTAGTAAAGTCGCATAATTTGTGGTATCCCATATTATAACAGGCACAATGTTTTCCTAATATCCAACGGGCTAATACTATTCTAAGTTTAGTCATTTATGAGGTCTCCGGTTATCGCATTAATTTTCATTCCGGATTCGTTGACAAAGTAAGGTTGGCACATTTTTTCACCGTCCCATTTTTGTCCGCACCAACATTGACCTTCTGAATTAATGACACAAGAATCAGTACCGCAACAACGATTATCCATGTATTCGCCTGCAGTAGTAAATTTTAGGTCATTCATTTAGTCCACCAATCTTCCCAAGGGAAATCAACCCAAACATCATTTTCTGCTTTATTGATTTCTATTCCTACATAATCCATTTTTACATTACATTTGCTTGATAGATTATCTACCAACACAGCAAATTTTACATTATTGTTCCAAACTTCTTCCCAGGCCGGGTCTTCTGGGAAACAACCACTAGGCCAGTCTTTCATAATCCAATTAAATGTTGCTCCGGTGTCGTTGATATCGTCAACTAACAGAATTTCTTTATAAGTTCCATTTTCTAACAAATCACCTGCGGCTTCTAATATACCCGCAACATCTACGGGATTTTCTACAAATCTTTCTCTAGAATTAGGACCAAGGGCATCTTCGGCCATCCATAAATTTGATTCTCCGCTGTTGCCGTCTCGCAAACTGACGTTTAATGTGTGCATAGGCACATTTAAATATTGACTAATCATCACAGCGGGAACAAGGCCCCCTCTAGTGATGCCTACTATATAATCGGGCCGCCATCCACTGATTATAATATCTCTACATAATTTAGAAACTAATCCGTTCAGTTCAGACTGTTTGATTACGTGCTTGTTCATATCTCTCCTTTAGATATTGTTCGTGTTGAACCCATTTATTATTAACTAAAAATCCCCATTCACGTTTGTGGGGTCCGGGCATAAACAGTGTCCAAGCGGTCACGCCAGGCTTAAGCTCAATACGATGATAAGAGTTAGGACTACATATACGAAAATGGCCGGGTCCTCTCCATTTACGTATCTCACAAGATTTATTGCCTTGTTCGTCAAACTGCGGAATCCATTCATAGTATCCACCTTTCAAAATTAATGTAGCATAGGGCCATGGATGATCGTGAACATCGTCTGGATCACCTTTTAGGAACTTGTGTAAAAATACGTTGAAGGGAAAACGTTTACGATCTTTTAAAAAGAGATAATACCGTTCGAGATACGGTTCGTTATGCACACGATCAAAAATGATACGTTTGCGATCTAGTTTTTCAAGTAGTTTCAACAACATTAAAAATCTCCTCGTCTAGATATCGTCTCAGTTCTTTATCTGTAGGCTGTACAGTGTAGTTTTGTTTAAAAAAGATTTCATAACTATCTGAGCCATATTTGCCAATGCCATATAACATTGTAGCATCATTTCCGTCCCAAGTCAAATAGTCTTGACTCATTTTAATCAAACGAGTATATCGGACATTAACCATTCCTAAAGGTTGGATTATACTTTTGACAAACTGTTCATTAGCGGCTAACAAAGCCTGTGGATTAGGAAACCAATATAAAAACTCTGGCAATGTTGTTTTTACAGATTTTCTACCAGTTTGGTTAAGCATGATTACTCCTACCATGTGTTCCCATGCATTGGAAATCTGTTGTTGCACCATTAGATTATCGTGTAAGGGTGTAAACCACATCGTTATCTCCTAATGATGATCCAGGCAATAATTCCAATAACAATACCTACGATCATTCCTAGAGCAAATAACATTATTCTACACCTTCCCCAAACCAATCGTCAACTTGACGCTCTGCTTCTTCTTGTGTCATAGCATGAACAAAGATTCTAGCAGGCTCGCCTACAGTGTGTTGTATGTCATATTTTACAACTCCTGCTGGAATAAGAGACCAATCTCTTTCTACAACAAATTCTTGCAGATTTTTTGCACGATTGATTAAATTATCTGCTATTTCTTTTGCTGTGTTCATGACGACCTCTGACTAGTACAAGAGTCATTCCACAGTTCTTGTGCTCGGCGTTTATAATCTTCTAATTCCCACTCTGCTAATCTTTCACGATATTCGCCTTCTTCTAGACCGTGCCAACCAATACACTTGCCTGTAGGACTACGACCACAACCACATGGTGAGCCGCCTTCAGTAATTTGATCTGCTCTTATCTGCATGAATTTTCTCCAAAGTAACTATTCATAATTTCTTGTTTTGTTATTCTTCCTCGGGTTTAGGATTATCCACACTCCATGGCCACGATGTTCTAGGATCTGGACGAGGTTTAAGTTTAACATTTTCTTCAATGACTGTGCCATCATCTTCGCACAGATCAATTTGATATGGAGCAATGATGTGAACAGCAGTATCTTCTTCCTGCCAATCGTGTTCACCATCAAACAACCAACCTGCGCCACCTTCGTAGTATGCTTCGCGAATGGCTTCTTGTTCATCTTCGCTGATATCATCACTGAACTCAATCTCAATGTTGATACTATCGTCGAATTCACATCCCCACCCTGCATCTGCTCGAGCATAGGCAACATCGTCTCCTTCCCATGGAAGATTGCAGTCTAAGTCGCCTTCGACAAAACCTTGTCCCCAACGATATGTTTCGTCTAGGGTAAAAGAACTGATACTGCCGTCTGAATTTTCTCTAAACATCTCTACATGATAGATGATGCTTTTCTTTTCAAGAGGTTTAATTACATATACTTGGCTCATAGTGTTCCTTATCTCGGTGCAAAATCTTGTTGTAGTTTAATGTTGTCAAAGAATTCTTTCTTTGTACTCTGATCGTCTTTGAAAGCACCTTTAAGAACTGTGGTCTGTGTAAGACTAGAATGTGCCATAATACCACGATTCTCACAGCAACCGTGAACTGCTTGAATATAAATTCCTACATCTTTGGCATCTGTGGCTCTCATGATTTCCCGAGCAATGTCATTAGCAAGTTCCTCCTGGAGAGTACCTCGTCTCGCACACCACTGAGCGATGCGTGTGTACTTTGAGAGCCCGATGAGTTTCTCAGCAGCAATAAGACCAATATAAGCAACGCCACTAACGGGTTGATGATGATGGCTACACATAGAGCGCAACTCACTACGAACAACCAGCATACCTTCATACCGATCCTCCGTATCATTTGGAAATGCTGTTGCGTCTGGTGCTGGTTCATATCTTCCTGCCATTATTTCATTAAAGTACATTTTAGCCAAGCGTCTCGCTGTACCCTGCGAGTTAGGATCGTTTTCACGATCAATCAGCAAGCGATCAAGCACTAGTTCAAATGCTTCTGTTGCTTCATCAATTAATTTCTCTATATCACCTTCGTGCAAGTAGTCACTGATGTTGTCACCTGCCCAGAAACGTTTCTGGTCACGTTTCATTTTAAAGCGAAGATGATCGCCTAGATATGCTTCTTGATAGCCACCGTCACCTGCCATAGCGTCTAGTGCTGTTTCCTTTTTAACATATACTTCTTTGTTTAACGGAGTATATTCATCTGATTTAAACGGTGCTCTAAGATCACCGTTAATTGTTGGATCTAGTTTAAATTCTGTTTTGCTCAATTATAATTCTCCGAGTTATTGTCGTGGATGACATATTATTTTAACATCTCTAGTAAATTATCGCAACTAAAGAAATCTAATTTTAAAATATCTACCTGTTTATTTAGGTTTATGAAATGTCTTTCGTAGTTTTCCATGTAATTGACAATTTGGTCAATAATCAATGGTCTATGTGCTTTGTATGCATCGAATGATTCTGTCCATACTGACGGATACTTAAAACAATCTAAAGCCATTTCTCTGTAACTGAGTCGGTCAGGTACCATAGGAATAGCATCTACTAATGCACCTTCGTACCAACTGATGCCTAGTGTTTCTTGTAGATTGGCACTGAATACCAATTTTGCTTCACCTAACAAGTTATGATACTCATTCTTTGATAATTGCTGATCCTGGCACACAACAAACTCGTACTGTGGCAATTGTTCTTTTAGATCTCTAAAAATTTCAACTTGTTTCTCAGGAGCAATACGATGCGGAAAAAGAATTAAATCTCTCTTAGGCATATTTTTATACATCAGCAGAGTATCTGCCATATACTCCATTGGCCAACCTGTCCGAACAATTTTTTTAGAATCTAACAAATGTTTTTTGTCTTCATTATAATAGCCAAGCCCATCATTTAATTCTAATAGATTGTTTAAGAACATTTCAATATGAAAGTCTGTGGCAAAATAGTTGTAGTTGATAGCATGAAAGAAAGACTTTTCAGCGTGTCTAACCCAGGGAGCATCTCCAATAAGCCTTCCTAAAAAGTCTTGCGGATCATAACTGCCAGCATGCCATAAAGCGTGTATCTTGACAGGTATGCCAAGAAGTTCACTCATGTACTTTAAGTTTATGATACCGGGATGCCAAGCATCAGTAAAGATGAACTGATCATTAGGCTTAACTGATCCGGAGCAAAATAACCTACTAATCTGTTCAACTTGACTAGACTTATAGATATTAGTGCCGCCGAAATTAAGAAAGGCGCCAGGAGTAGTGGCACGAGGAATATCCTCAGGGCCACTGATAACTTGAACATCATGTCCGTGTCTCCGCAAAAGATCGGGTAGGTGGGTTTTCCACTGACCCGTGTATCTTGTTTCTACTGATTCGAGATCAACGAGAAAAACGTTGCTCATTGCGTCTTCCGTTATTGTCCCAACGTGGGTTCTTACCTTGGTAAGGTCTACGTGGACGCTTACTTGCTAGATAAGCAGAGTAATTTGCAGAATCTTTGCGGTAAAGATCAGCAGGGTTAAAATCGCAGAGTTCAAATCTGCACCAATCGTGGTAGGCCTCAAGGTCATCCCACACTCTTACAACATCAGGACGATTTTCAAAGTACCTGTAGTCCTTGTAGTTTTTCATCTGTATTCCTTTTAGTATTTGATGAATGAACCATTTTCTCCGTCTTCGGAGACCTCAATCCAAACCTCTCGGCCTGGATACTTTTGTGAAATCATGTCATATAAATCATCTGACATCATTTCGCAACTCTTAAAGTCTAAACTGATTGTAGCATCTTTATAAAGATTTAGCAACCATCGTTTGAACTGAATAAACTCAATATCGCGATCGTTATGCGTTACGCCAATCCAAACTTTAAAATGGAATATATGGCGATGCGGATAACCTAGAAAACTTACATCGTATTCGTCACCTGTGGCAAGTGCTGGATCTGTAAGTGCGGCTGGATATTTGTGCATACCTTCTTTCTGAAAGGTAACCCAAATCATTTTGTTAGGTCGTTGGTCTTGTCTAATAATCATCGCTTCAATGCCTCTATCATAACAATTTTACCTAGTGCATCACCGAGATCTTGATCTTCAGTGATAACGTGCATACTATTAAGATTACGATCTTTGTGACTATCGTAACTACGAGTTTCTACAACATAGCCACCACTGGCTCTGTAGATCTGCAGACGCAACCCCTCACTAGAAAGTCTGTCTGATTCTATGATCTGGGGAATATCTTCTCCATATTCATCATTCATTAGCCAATTCTTGATACGTTGTCTTAGTGTTAGTTTCACTTTTTTTGCTTTCCTGATTTTACGAGACGATTGACTGGCTGTAACAGCCTGTCCATAACCTATTCTACTCATTGTAATATTTCATCCTTGCCATATTGATCCCAATCGGTAAACTTATCTCTTCCCAGAAGGTCCTGTAGGTTATGGCACCATACCCCAGGATTGGTTGCACTAAAATCTTTATCGTCTATCTTCAGCGTAGCATTATAGCCTAGTTGATTAATATAAGGTAATTTTACACTAATTTGCGGAATAAATCTACGCTTTTCGGTAAGACCACTCTCTAGCAATCCTTCCGTTTCTTTAACATCAAAGTCCAGCGTACACCAAAGATTATATTCACTGTCAAGGCAGACATAGATCATGTTTTCCCAAGGACGCCATGTTTCACTATCGTTAACACCGTTGGTCTTAAAACTTTGATTAGCACCAAAGTAGATATGTGTGATATGTTTAGATTGATCGGTGTATGATCTAGATTCTTTTACAATATCTAAAATTGTGTAAGGATCATGCACTCCTACTACAAACAGAGTTTTCATTCCGTATGCAGGAGTTTTTTCAATCTCTACGCCTGTGAAGAATGTAATATCTGAGGCAATACCGTCTTTGTAATCTCTTTTCATACTGCTTTCTTTTTAAAGTTATCTGTCATCGTCAAAATCTATAGTTTCGTTATCATGTTCCCATTGCTTACGTTTAAGTTTAGCAATTTCGTCTCGAAGATGCAACCTTTGTTTCTTCAAATCGTGCATACTGGTATCTTCGTATTTGCCATCACGTATTAAAAGATCAATTTGTTTGTCCAAAACACGGTGCGCTTCTTCTAAATGTGCTATACGATTTTCGTACATAGTAACTCCTTAATCAACTTTTAGATTATCTAATGCCTCATCCTCTCTATCATCTTCCCAAGAAGTTTCGTCTTCTGACTCTTCATAAAAAAGTGTATGAGCAATATTTGTAACACCGCCACGTAATCTAGCACCTTCTAAATTCTGCAAGAATCCTAAACGTTCTGCTTCTGCTATCATTTCAAAACATTCTTCTTTAGATTTAAGATTGAATAACTCTTCAACGAATCGGTTGAAGTACAATACATTTCTTGGAACCCACTCTGACATCTCATCTGATTTGTCAGCATCCTTGACTTTCCTCCAACGTCTCCAGTCTGGTTTGTGTTTAGTAAGTTCGATGTCCATTAGATTATTAGCACGTTGAACAGCACGGATGTGACATTCTACGTTATGACCCATCATTAGGGCATAAGCAAAACTATCCCACGAAGTTTTACCTTCCTTGCCAATTTTGTTTAGCATTCCTGGTGCATAGTGGCATATATCTGCGATCGTAAGTCTTCGACCAAAATTGCTTTCGAAAGGAAAAGGTATATCGTGCCGTCCGGCAAGACTCTTATCATCCGGGGCTTTATCCATGATAACACTGAATCGTTTAGAGGTATGCTGGGCGTTAGTATATACCAATCCGTGTGCTGTTGCAATGAATGGCGATGCGCAATCGAAAGAGATAGTGAATTCTTCATTTACGTGTTTCCTAATTTGACGCTGAATAGCGGTTAAGTAACATGCCCAATCTAATTGAGCGGTACCCAAGAAGTGCATCCAATTTTTACCTTCTAGCATACCATCAAAGCGCATAGTAATAAGACGTTTGAGTGTAATAGGCATCTTGCACATATTAGCACCACCCATAGCCCAACCCTCAGCAGCCCTGTCTCCATATTTGCTAGTATCGGAATATTCTTTAACACCTTGATACCATGCTTCTGCGTTCTCCCAATTAGAGCCTTGAAGAACATTTAACAGTTTAGTTCCGCCTTCTTTAGAACCTATAAACTTTGTCTTGTCTAAACAATCATCAAATGTTTTTAATCCAGTCTTTGGACTATGAATGTGATCGCAGGCCCAGGTAGGAACGTCTAACATCATTGACCAGTCAGCAGTAACGTCTAGCCAAGTTAAGATCTTTTTTCTAACTTTATTGGCTTCCTCACCTTCAAAATTCTGCCAATCGAATTTGATAACACCTTTACCAATCTGATATCCGCCTGAGTCACCTAAGATCATTGTCTTTGAACGATCGCGATCTTGAATCATTAATTCTTGTTTAAGACTTTTTTCAATATCCAACTGTGCATGACCTGCTGAATACAACGCATTTTTGTAATAAAAATATCCTTGTTCTGGATTTAAGAAGTTCATTCCTTCGATACCGCGATCAAATCCTGATGGAATACGATTCTTAGGAATAAATTCTTCTTTACGTTGTTTATCTACATATGTACTGTAAAAAGAACTGATAGCGGGTAGATATACTGCATAGTCTTTTTGTAATGGTGTTAGGTCAATTGGTTGTTTCATATTCTCTCGATAAAATTGCTGTAAGTTCTAATCTTGTTTTTGCCTGTTCTAACTGTTCTAATGCTATACGAACCGCTTCATTGGATGATGCAAGAGCATACCATTTTGATTCTTCATCACGCTTTTTACGTGCCCAGTCAAGCAATGATTCTGCTTCACTGTTTAGGCCTACACTGGCGTAGTCCATATTAAGCATTATCCACGAATTGCCATCAAACACTTCCATGTTTTGAGTGGAAGTGTTAAATCGCATATTTCCAACACCTTGTGCCCCGGAATAACCGTTGACATAGGTGCTAGAATTACCGCCTGAAACCGTAATGTATCGTCCGATTGGCGTGATGTTCTTAATCATATTTAGGCTGCTTGTGCAGGAATAATATATTTGTAAGTTGCTAATCCGCTATCTAGAGTGATTTGAATAGCACCTTCATTCGACAGCGACATCTTCGTGTTGTTGACATCGGCAATCTTAAGAATGCTCAAGATTGGAAGCACTGGCCAAGTCCAACCGCGATCCAGTTTACCTGCAACGTTCTGTGCAAAAATAAACTCACCGCCGTGTGTCGAAGCGTCGCCAAAGATAAATTTCAAGTTGCTACTGTCTGTCTTTGCTAGGAACGTTGGGTGTTCATTGTTGGCACCTGCTTGAAAGTTGAAACGTTGAACAGCGGCTACGCTAGGTTCTACTTCTACGTCCCACTTAACACCGCGGAACTTAACTGTTTTCATCTTTTCGTTAATGATTTCTTGATTCATAAAACGATAATCATTCTTGAAGTCTCCGTCTTTGTTTTCAAAGTGGATACCGACAGGAATAGTTTCTCCGTTACGTTCGGCTGTAGTAATACTAATCTTAGCATCTTCTTTGTATTCAGCACCGTCTAACAAATACTTGAGTTTTTGTAGTTGCGGCATACCAAATACACCAATCATATCTGGATATGGATTGTGCGTAGTGGCTTCCATAATAACTGATCGGTCATCAGCCATTGAAAAAATATTTGTGCCATCTCCGGCTCCTGTAACTTTAACAGTTGTTAGGAAGCCTAGATTTTGTGTATGAGACACGATGTCTTGTAAAATGTCCTTCATTGAGAATTCTCCTTAATAATAAGATTATATTTAGATCGTAAGTAAAAAGCAACCGCTAAATCACTCAAAATCGAATAGTTTACTGAATGTGTTATCTGACCTTGTGCTACTGATGTCCCATTCCAAAACACCAATAAGGTTTTCAAGTTTTTCATCGATGACTGTAGTTTCCATTTCACCGTCATCAAATGGAAGATCTTTGAACCATTGAGGAAGTCTAAGTTCGTCAACAGGATACGCTACGGATGTATATGCCATAGGGTTGTCTTTGAGTTTACAGACAATAACTTTGGCCCCGTCAACAATACTCATTGAGTATTTGTCATCCATCATACGCTTCAAAGTGTTCCAGTTTAAACTAGCACGAACGTGTCCGGGCATGTTAGTCTTACCTGCTTTCTTTTCTTTGTCGCGATACTCTGAAATCTTGTTAGCACGTTTAGGGCTACCTTTCTCCCAACCGGGTCTAGTTTTAAACTCAGTACGGAACCCAGTGATATACTCTAGTACATCTTCTTTTTGCGAACCTTTCAACACCATTTCAAGAACTTCACTTAAAAAGTCTTGAATGGCTACCGGAGTATCAGATCTCTTGAGATCCAATCCCATGGCTTTTATCTTTCCCGCTTTACCATCAATATCGGTACGTTTTCCTTCTTTGTCGTAATAGAGGACTGCATATCGCTTTTTGGTGATGAATAGTCCTTTGCTTGCAACAATCTCGCGACCTGCCTTGATGACCTCTCCTCGAGTTTTGGGTGTATGGAAGGCGTCCTGCATGAACTTAACAAACGTGCCATTTACTTCTTCTCCTATAGTATCATAAAGTTCGATTACTGATTCTTTAGTCCAAGGTAAAGAACCTTTTTCAATTTCTTTCTTTAGAGTAGTGTATGCTGAAAAATAGCAAGAATCTGTATCACCATATATAATGGATTTACCTATATGATCGTATTCCCCAGTAACAATCTCATTCACTTTACTTGCCATGTGACGAGCAATGGCTCTACCAGTAAGAGTTGTGGATTGACCAATTCTGTTATCAAAGAATCTACAGCCTGGATTAAGAATAGCGCCATACAAACTGTTAAGGTTAATCTTCTTGACCAACTGACGCTTGTCCCAGTATTCTTCTTCAATCTTATTTCCAGCAGTAATACATTCTTTAAGTTTGGCCTGCATCTCTTTACGTTCTTTATACCAACGTGCTAAGAGTCCAGGAATGATACCTTCTTTGTCATAGGTAAAGATAGTGCCGTTGGCCGATAGCATCCACGGCTGGTTAGAATCAAAGATTAGATCATATATCTGTGCGGCACTGAGTGTATCACTGCCACCATCTTCCCAGTCTATGGTAATTTCTCTACCCACTTCTTTATTCATCACAGCAGTATATTCTAATGAACCAAATACACCTTCCCATGCGCTGGCAAAAGATTTGCCTTTGGCCATTTCTGCTGCGATATAATCTTTCGTTCCATCTTGGCGTAACTGCCCAACGATAGTTTCTGGACCCATGTTTAACGCACGAATCGCAGAAGGATACAGTGAGTTAATATCTAGTGAACCGATCCACTCATGAATACCTTTCTTAGGATAGGCAACATAAGCACCAGCAGCCTGTGTATCGCCATGCTCTTCCATCTTTTTACGATTAGGAACGATCATTCCTCTTCGATGTGCTTCATTGATAATGGCCTGCTCTGTAACTGCCACAGCACCCATGGTAGTCTGTAACAATACAGTACAGTCGTGTGCTAGTTTATTAGCAAGGTCTAGAAATTTTAATTTTTGATCTAACTTGTTTAATAGCGCACAATCTTGTCTATTATATTCGATGAATTTACGGAAGTCATTGTTGTACAACTGATCTAATGTACCTTCATAGACTGTTTTGTTCTCACCTATCTCCATTTCTCCGATAGCATCTAGTCGATATGTATGTCGTTCTTCATAGGTATACTTTCTATACATTTCGAGACTATCTAAGTGAACTCTGCCGACAAGATCGTAAGTAACGGCAGTCTTTCCAAACTTTTCATATTCTCTTTTCTTAGGATAGCAGTTCCACAAACAGAAACGTCTTGTATCTTCTTTGCCTAATACTTTGATTACACGATTAACAGTGTAAGGAATATCAAAGCCTTCCGAGTTCCAACCACTTAATACGTCTGCATCTTCGATGAGATCTAAGAAGTTATCTAACATATCTGCTTCATTATCGAATAACATAGTATTAGGAAATTCTTCTACAGCCTTTTTAGCCTCTTCCATGCTCATAGTTTTTGGCGGAATAGCAAGACAGACTAGAGTGTCCATCCACTGCAAATGAACAGCAATAGCAGTGATAGGCATAAATGCATCGTCGGGAGAGGCGTAACCTCTTTCTGGATCAAAGTCTACTTCAATATCGAAAAATGCTACATTTAGTTTTGGAGCATCAACATTTAGATAATGATCTTCTAAACACCGATAGATAGGATTGATATCAGATTCGTAAAGTTTTTTGTTGGAATGGATTGCTAATTCTTTACGGAGTTCTTTGATATTTTTACATAGAACTCGACTTAGAGGTTCGCCTTTGATAGACTGATACTTTCCTCTAGGGTCGTAATAGTAGAATAAGTGTTTGGCAGGATAGTCTTTAAAATTCCTATTGCCTTTGTCATCACGCTCAACGACACGAATCATGTCATCGTCGCGATCATAGAATGCGTCAACGTAACTCAAATTTTTCTCCTATGCAATTTTTGGCTTGCAAATACCTACTGTGCGGTTTATGGCCCGGCCTACCATCTTCTTTCTATTTATAGCATTCTAATAAGACCAATGGTATCTATGGTTGTAAGAAGTATATAATTAGCCAACATACCAAAGGAACCACGACTATAAGAGCACCAAGCATATATAGCACAACCAATAATCCAAATTGGGTAAAGAACAAGGAGAGGTGGATTTGGAACGGTGAGTGCCATAACGACAGAACAGCCAATAGAAATAGCCCAAGCAACGACCTCAAGACAAAAACGTACTCTACCGCTTTTCCAATCTTCTTTGATCCAATCAGTGATTCCATATAATATGTTTATCATTCTGGCAATCGCTTAGTTACACCTAGGATCATTTCAATCTCATCCCACTCTTGTTCGTGCTCTTTCCAGTTATCTTTATGTGCAATCTTAATTGCCTTATTGATCCAACTAGGCTTGATTTGAAGTTCTTCTGCTACTGCTTTAACAGTTTCTTTAAGACCTTCTTGCAGATCTTCCACTTCACGCAGTACATTGGAGCCTTCGTTGATTAGTCTTTCTAATTTTGCTTTTTCTTCAGGGCCGTAAATTTTTGACATGTGTAATCTCCTAATCTGTATTATATAGCCGTAAAAAAAGCCGGTCAACCAAGAACCGGCTTTATTTTTACCAAAACTAAATTATTTTTGATCTTCGCTTAACACATCATACATTTCAAAACGTCCACCGTTTCTTTCATAGATCATAGCAGCAAAAATTTCTGCCTTTTGGCTTTCTTGAACTTTAGTAACAGAAACTCGATTGGCCCATGTCCATAGTGCTTTGTCTAATGGATCAATTGCTTGTTGTCCGCCACTTTCGTTGACTAGTTTTAACATTTCTTTTAGACTAAGTTTTGTCTCAACGCTTTCTGCTACAACTGCTTTATCTTTTTTAACAGATTCGTTCTTCTTACCAAAGAATTTTTCTTGCTTGGCCGACATACCTTTCTTGCCATCTTTCTTAGCACCGCCTTTATCAGCAACTGCTTTTTTCATTGGCTCTTTCTTGTCGCCGTCTTTGTCCATATCTAAGAAATCTGGCTTTGCTGCTTCGTCCATCTTCTTGTCTTTCTTAGACATTTTATCTTTCTTGGCTTCTACCATCTTGGTAAACTTTTCTTTGAATGCAGTTTTGTCAATGCTTTCGTCTTTCTTTTTCTCTTTGTCAGACTCTTTATCTGCTTTCTGGCTTTGCCAACCTTGTACTTTAGTAGCCTTTACTTTTGCGCCACTTGGAAGTTCTACTTCTCTTTCTGATTTCTTTGCAGAAGCACGATCGTTTGCTTCGGCAACTTCTAACGATTCATCTTTCTTTTTCTTCTCTGGAAGACCTTTGTGCTTTGTAGATGCAAAATCTTTAGCATCCTTCTTGCCCATGTCCTTAGCGACTTTAGCAACATCTTTACTTGCCGGCTTTTCGCCTTTTTGTGTAGCGTGAACCATGCCCATGAATTTTTGTTGTGCCTTGCTCACTGCTTTTTCAGCAATAATGCTTTCAGTTAGCGCAGTAACTCCTGCTAACACACGTAATTCTGTATCTTCGTCTAAACGAATTGGAGCAGCCTTTTCGGGTGCTTTTGGAGTATCGATAGGTCCGTCGATACTTTCAATTTTGCTGATCAGTGATTTAAAATCCATTTTAAGGTTTCCTTGAATCGTATTGTATTTATCTTTTTATTGTAGGGCCACCAAAAAGGCTAGTACCCTTCATATCTAATGCATTATCTGTAGGTTTTTGTTTTTTAGGCTTAGGTTGCGGGGGTGCTTTAGTACCGCTTTTTCCTGGGCTACCTATATATGACTTTTTACCTCTAGCAGCCCCTGGGCTGATATGAGGAGCATCTACAGTAGAGATATCACCTGCTGAAGTAGAGCCTGCTGTAGCGGTTTCTAATAATTCTTTGATTTTCATATATGTTATTTATTTCGTCCGCTTTTCATATTAGCACACCAGTGATACATTTTAGCCTTTTCACCTGATGCATTTTTAGCCTTGCTACGAAGATCTGCAACAGATCCAGAACAACTAGCACCTGCATTTTTTACTCGACCCGGACGGCTTTTACCTTTAACTTTACCGTCAGCAAAGTTTTCCCCTACATTATAAGTCTTATCTGTTTTTTGTCCTTTTTTCTTTTCATGAGATTTAGGATCTATATCAGTAGTATCTAGTCCGGTTTTCTTTAAGTTTTTAATATATTCGTGTTCCTCATCTTCGCTGCCAAAAGATAAAATGGCGCTAGGTGGTCCCTTGCCGAAATCGTGTTTTCCAAGACCCTTTAAGTCGCTAATGTGCTGTCCTAGTTTATACCAATCGTAGACATCACTAACATCAACTTTTACAGTGCCTTTTGGCATAGTAGGTTTGGTTTCGGGACCCCGAGGTTTTTCGTTTGGATGTTGATCCTCTGATTGTTTTCTTTCTACAATAAATTCACGTGCTCTCATTTCATTGCCACCTGGAATGCTTGATGTTTTTCTTTACGTTGATCTAGATGTTTAAGTCCCGGATTGATGGGTTTAGTTACATCCTTAACATCTTTGAAATCCGAAACTTTAGGCTGCACACGATTCTGCCAATACCACACTGCAACTTTAGCGGCCACGTCTGGACGTTCAACTAATTCTGGTTTATTGACCAAATCTAATCCTAATGCTTGTCCTGCACGTTTATAATTGTATTTGCCTGTGAGTTGTATATATCCACGACCCTTAAATTTTGCTCCATCGCCGGGTTTGGTATTTCCTAATATCTTTGCTTTACGTGGTGCAAATTTAATATCGTATTTTTTAAAATCTAATGAACCACCAATTTCTTTCATATGCTTAAAGTCCAAAGTCTCGTGTGCGGCCTGTGCTAAAAATGCAGCCAGTTCTTGTCCTTTGATACCTGCTTTCTCTGCTTCTTTTTTTAGAATAACTTCATGTGGATTGCCTGTTACTGTTTTTGATAAATCTTTTTTACTTACTTGTTTTACAATATCAGGCTTGTTTGACTTTGATGCTTCGGCATCGCCTGGGGCACCAAATGCTAACGCTGTGCCTAATGCACCAGCAGCAGCCCAGTCTTTCCATCCTTCCTGTTCAACACTTTCACCACCACCTCCGCCGTCGCCCCCACCGTCGCCACTATAGCCTACAGCATAACCGTATCCACCGTACGGTCCAGGACCATAGGCAGCCCAACGTGGTTTCTTACGTTTACGTTTTTTTTCAGTGACGAACTCGTGTGCTCTCATACAGGGCTATATGGATTACAAGGACGATCCCATTCGCCTTCTTGTTCTGGGTACACAGGATAATCGTTCGGGTTCATACTGAAAAACTGCTGCCGCAGCCGCATGTAGTTTGTGCATTGGGATTTTTGATGCTAAAGTTAGATCCATGTAGATCTTCTTGATAGTCAATTACGGCACCATCCATGTACTGCATACTCATCGAATCTATTACCACGGTCCATTTATCGTCTAGTGGAATTTCCCAATCATCCTCGTTTCTCTCTTCGTCAAAAGTAAAACCGTACTGGAAACCAGAACATCCGCCACCTTGTACAAATGTTCTTAGTTTTAAATTAGGATTATTTTCCTCTAGCAAAAGATCAATGACTTTAGATCTAGCGGAGTCTGTTATCTCAACCATTTTTCATCCCCTACAGGTCGTTCGCCTGTCATATAAGGTAAACTAAACCATAACTGAAACCATTCAGGTGTACCTGGTTTAATTTTATGCTTTTTTTCTAACTGTTGTTTTTCGTTGCCGGTAATACTAACATTACTGCCGTCAAGTGAATTAACAAGGTCGTATTTCACGTACCCCTTGAATTCGTTTATACCAGCAAGACGTTTTAATTCTGATAGTTCCATTATTCTGTAGGAGACTCACCGGTAATAGATACAGTCCACTTCTTACCAGTAGCCTGAGATTTTGCCTGAGCCCAATTTTGCAGTTGACGATAATGTTGTATTTCTTTATAGTCATCCGCAAACTGTCCGCGACCCTTAAACACTTTCCACTTCTTACCGTTGATATAAATGGCAAAGTTATTTGGTGGTTCTGTATTACCTTCGTCCCAATCTTCCGGATCTCTTACTCTTTCAGACATACGTTGTCCTAACACTTGTCGAACCAATAATTCAGGAGCAAAGTCCATGTCGCCTGCTAGTTCTCTTGCCGCTGATAATATTGCTTGTTTAGTTGGCGCCAATCTTTTTTCTTCTACATCACGACGCAGTTTCATTATGAGAGATTGAGCATCATACCCTAAGTCTCTTACACCCTCGGGCATACTTTTGTTCTGTTTTTGTAAATCAGCATAGGCACTTACAAAGTCGCTTGGAAAATCTTCATCGTAGTTAAGTTTGCCATAAGCAGCCTTTTTACCTAAGTCTCTAACCATCAACGGGTAGGCAGCGTCTAACACTTCTTCTGCTCGACCACTGGCATCAAGGTTGGGATTCATGTCAAACACTTCTTGGGCCAACTGTTCATAATAATAACCGCCCGAACCTTCCATAGGTACAAGATCTTTTTTGTGTTTAACATCGCCTTGCTTTTCGGCACGTTTCATATCTTTGTGTGCGCCAGCACCTGCGGTTTTTTGATTTTTCGCTACAAAGTTTCTGGGTTTGCTTGCTGGTATAAATTCTTTTGCTTTCATATCGGTGCTCTCTGTTTTGTGCATTAATCTGTAGGTTTTGATAAATTCTTGTTCTCTTTTAGTTAGTACTCTTCCTAATTTTAATTTACCTACGATAAATTTGTAATATGCTTCCTCATCAGCCAGTTCGTTAATTTCTAAACTTTCGGAAATGCCCATGCCTTTACGAACAGCATCAAACATTGGTTGAGCCATTTCTCCAGCACCAGTAGCCTTTTTAAATGATTCAAGATCATTGTTTGCTGCTGCGAGTCTAGCACCAGAAGCACTTACACCTGCAACACCTTCCGCACCATCTTCGCGTTCGCCACTGCTTACAAAATCTAAAATATCAAATTTATAAAATCCGTGTGCTTTGCCTTCTACTCCGTTATACTGAGTTAGTAATTTTTTAAATTGCTCTAATCTATCACTGCCTGCAACAAAAGTAGCATCTCTATATCCTTGGTCATAAAGATAACTGGCTGCCTTGACTACTGTGTTAATACTGCTGTCTTCTATAACATGACTAGCATATTCTTTATGTATGGATTTTATAAATTTAATTTTTGTTCCATAGTCTAAGGGATTTTCTTTTTTATCCTGACTTTGACTTACAAAAATAAAATAATCTCCACCTTGCCCGGCCATAGTTTCAAAAACTTTGGCATGACCTATCGTAGGAGGATTCATTCTGCCGAAGCAGAATGTTGCATGTTTACCTTCGGCTTCGAATAACTCTCTTAACAACATTAATTGTAATCGCCTTTTTCTAAAAATTTTTCTTGTTCGTTAGCGATATATCTAGCCAATTCTATGATTTTTTCTTTAGGAAATTTCAATTCAGGTTTTTCAATTTCAAACTTTTCACAATAGGCCTCTTTACATCTCATTAAAGGATGCACATATAATTTATATGCGTTAGGATTACCTTTGTGATCTTTGTGTTTTTTCACTGCCGGAAAGAAAAACTGATTCAGCATTTGATCATCGTTGTCCATGAAGAATTTAAGATCCTCAAGCCAATTAACATCTTGCTCTTCGTCTTTAGGTGCCCCTATAGGGCTAAACATTTCTAATAATTTCATATTACCAAGACCTACATGACCAATAACGTGCTTTCCAGCGTGGACCTGGATTTTTGCAGTTGTGACGTGCTCTGAATGATTTACGTCTCTTTGGATTAGATTTCTTAATACGCATTTTCTTATCGCCAAAGTTTACTTTGACAATGTTACCGTTAGGCTTGCGTACATATACTTTTGATTTTTTTACATCACCGGCCATCTTTTTACCTAATGGTACTTCACGGCCTTGATATTTGGCTTCGTCGGTTTGGTCTTCTTCCAAATCTTCGCCCATCTTAACACAGTTGTCTACGGTCTTGCCGCCTTTCTGTTTGGTGCCCATACGCTTGTAGCCTTTCCAACAGGCTTTGCCATCGACACCTTTTTGTTTTTCTTCATCTAATTGTGCATCTTCAAATGATAAACCTTCGTTGGTAATGTAATTTAAAGAATAGTCATCTAGTTCTACTACAATACCGTCTTCTACGATATCAACAATCTCGGTTTCAATTTCAAAATCTTCAGAAAAACTGATACCAAAGTCGTCTCCAATCTGGTAGACATCTTCGTTTTCTGTGAATCCCTTAGATTCGGCTTCTTTTTCTAGATCTGCTCTACGCTGATCGATGGCTGCTGAAATTTCAGGATCCTTTGAAGCCACGGGATCTGATTCTAAATCATCTAGTGCTTTGCGCTTGGCTGCTAGATCTGAAGGATCTTTAAGTGCTGTTTCGCTGACTAGTGCGTCTAATTTAGATAATAGGTCTCTCATAGTATTCCTCGTGGGGCAATACTGTATTTATCGTGACTACTATCTTAGTAATTAAAGCGAAGGTCTACTATAGTACCGTTCTGTAGATTGTATGCAGCACGAATCCATACGAAATTGCCTACAAAATTTCGTGAAATTGAATAATTTTGACCATCTATTCCGCCAACACCGGAACTATCGTCACCTATCTCTGTATTAGCAATATCAACCCAGTCGTTATCTCCAGGATAGAGATTAAGGGTTCCTTGCAATTTAACAGTACCTGAAAAACTGTTAACAGTGTAGATAGTAGTATGGACAGCATCGCCGCTTTGATGATATCCTGAGGCTTTTTTCTTAGATCCGTAGGAAAGATTAGCGTTGCCTGCTTCAGCAGTTACATTTGACAATAAAATTGTGTTTTCAGTGGGCATCTCTTATTTATCGGATAATACGTATTCGTAAACCTTGCCCAGGACTTCAGGACTGCGCATATGTAAAAACAACAAAGTTCGTTGGTCTTCAACAAGTATATATCTTCGATCCCAGTTCCAATCAGTGCGCACAAACCAATCTTTGACTGCCTCACTGATTAAAACATTTTTTTGTGTTTCTAACCAGTCTATGTAATGCTGTTTCCCTAATCTATCATTTTTCATCTTATGTGGTTTTAGATAGATTTTATATCTATAGAGATCATGAGGAAGTTTTTTACAAACTATATAATTTTGATTTTCATAATCCGCTGATCTAGACGGGTCAGGCTCGCTGCACAACAAAAGTATGTGTTTAAATTTTTCACATAGCGTATTATATATAGATTGCTCGTTGGTATATAGATCTAGATTGTTTACTTCTATTCTTTTTGACCAGTCAGCAGTATCTAGTGTAGAAAGGTATGAGCATAAATCTGTGATGTCATCTCGATTAGCATAGGCTTTTCGATAATAGTGTAATTTTAGATTTTCTTCAGAGTGAGTTTTATTTAAAAAATCAACAACGTCTTGTAAAGAATGATTCCGTAGAACGGCTATACCAGGCAATCTTAGACTAGCCTTGTATAACCATTTACCGTAGAATTTTTTTCTAGTTACATTACTCTTGAACATCAGTGACTGGTTCCGTTAGAGGCAAAGGAATACCTCTTTTTAATGCTTTTCTTTCTTGCTTAGTTAATGGTCTTGCTCTTTCAGTAATATCAAACTGGAGATCGTTATCTGCCAATACTACATGAACATTACCACCGTTCACAAGATCACCAAACAGCACTCTACGACTCAATGGAGACTTAACTTTATTATCAATTAGACGAGATAGCGGTCTAGCACCCATCTTTTTGTCGTAACCATTTTCTACAAGCCATTTAACAGATTCCTCACTAGGAATAATTTCAATGTTTTTATCCTTGAGTTGAACATTTAGTTCGTTAATAAACTTGTAAACGATTTTTTCTACAGTTTCAAAACTTAGTTTGTTAAACTTAACTACAGCATCTAAGCGATTGCGGAATTCGGGCGGGAAGAATTTCTTGATGGCTTTATCATCTTCTCCTTCACGTTCTAGTTCACCAAATCCTATAGTATTATTTTCATTGTCTCTAGCACCTAAATTAGATGTCATAATTAAGATACAATTACGACCGTCTGCTTGTTTGCCGTTCGACCCTGTGACAAAGCCGTTATCCATGAACTGTAACAAGATGTTTGATACATCCGGATGGCTCTTTTCAATCTCATCTAACAACAAAACACAGTTAGGATGTTCTTGCAGTTTAGTAATTAGTTGTCCAGCGTTATCTTCGTAGCCAACGTAGCCAGGAGGAGCACCGATCAATCTTGCCACACTATGTTTTTCTTGATACTCGCTCATATCAAATCTAACTAATTGCATACCCATCTTTTCAGATAGTTGTTTAGCAGTTTCAGTCTTACCGCAACCAGTAGGGCCTAAGAATAAAAATGCTCCAATCGGTTTGTTAGGAGATTTCATACCTGCCTGACTTACAAATATTTTGTCTAACAGAGTATCCACAGCCTTGTCTTGACCTAACACTGCTGTTTTCATATTGCCTTCCAAGTCAGAAAGATTTTTGCTTTCTTTTTGTGCTACAATTTCTAAAGGCATGTTGATCATTTTACTGAGTTCGTATGATACTTGCTCAATGTCAACGATCTGTTCAACACCTTCCATGTTTTCTTCGTCTCTGAGTTTATATCGAGCCGCGGCACAATCTAATATATCAATAGCCTTGTCCGGTAACTTTTTATCACTCATGTACTTTACTGATAATTTTACTGCATGATCAATGGCAGCATCAGTGATTTTAACTTCGTGATGTTTTTCGTAATATTTCTTTAGACCTTTGAGAATTTTAACTGACAATTCTTCGCTAGGCTCGTCAACAGTGACACGTTGGAATCTGCGCATTAAAGCACGATCCTTTTCAAAGTGCTTGCGATATTCTTCCCACGTAGTTGAAGCAATCAATTTCATAGACTTTTTAGTAAGAATAGGTTTCAACATGTTGCTCATGTCGTTGCTGCTTTGGTTGGCAGCACCTGCTCCTTGCATCATATGTGCTTCGTCGATAAAGACAATAACTTTACCTTTTTTCTCTAAAGCCGCAAACACTGCTTTGATACGTTCTTCAAAGTCTCCACGATATTTGCTTCCAGCCAATAGTGCAGAAATATCTAAAGTATACACAGTGTGGTCCTGAATAAACTTAGGAACTTTCTTTTCAAAGATTTTTCTAGCCAAGCCCTCAGCAATAGCAGTTTTTCCTACTCCTGGCTCGCCTACTAATAATGCATTACATTTATTACGTCTTGCCAAGATTAGTTGTATCTTTTCTAGTTCTTCGTCTCTGCCGATTACAGGATCTATTTTTCTTTGTTTAGCCTGTAAACTTAAATTTGTACAAAATTGATTTAAAATTCTTTCTATCTGATTGTTTGTAGCCACAGGTATGCTTTCTTGTTCTTCTTCTATAACAATGTTTTCCTGGAAATATTTTACAAATTTTTCTTTGGTTAACCCGCCTTTGTTTAAAAAGTAATAACCAAAGGAGTTCTTTTCAGCCAATACACTGATGATCACGTCAGCAACTTCCATACGCTGACGCCCGCTAAACAGCACTTGTGTAAAGCAACGATTTAATACTCTTTCTACACTGGTAGTTTTTTTTGGTTTTTCAACTTGTGTAGCAGAAGAGATCTCTTTGAGATTGTTTTTTAAATAGTGATCTATATTGGTTTTAATAAAATTAGCATTGGCTCCAAAATTGGAAACCATATCAAACGATTCTTGATCACACATAATACTGTAGACTAGATGTTCTACAGTGATATATTCGTGATTAAGTTCTTTGGCTACTTCAACTGCATGATTAAAAATATTCTGCAGGTGCTGACTAGGTTCTATCATTATTTTTGTTTCCTTAATTTCTGCATTGCTAATTGTAACTTCATAGGACTTACTATGTCAACAAAACATGTGCCAATGAGATGATCAAATTCATGTTGGAAACATCTGGCCACTAGACCGTCCATTTCTGCTTCTATGATATCCCCTCGACTGTTTTGATATTCAACTAAAATCTTTTTAGGTCTTTTAATATTCAACCATAGTCCTGGAAAACTTAAACAGCCTTCTTTGAATAATTCTGTATCGCTGCTCGAAGATATTATTTTAGGATTAAAAACAGCAAATGGCTTTGGAAAACCTGGAATATTCTCGCTGCCCATAACAAACACTTGCTTGGTTAAACCAATTTGATTAGCCGCTAGGCCTATGCCCATGTGCTTCATCATAAAGTAACACATGTCGTGTTCTAATTTTTCTGCATCGCCGTCTGATAAAAAATCCCAAGTATCGCTGATTTGCTGTAAACTTGAATGTAGTCCTAGATTATAATCCATTGTCTTTTAACTGTTGTATGATATCTAAATGATTTTTATTTGTAATTTTTGGTATTTTTATTTTAATTTTTACCAATAAGTTACCGCGAAGTTTGCTACGCATGTTAGGCAATCCTTCATTGCGACAACTTAAAACAGTTTCCGGTTGGCTGCCGGGAGGAACTGTTATTTCTAATGATTTGTTATCTAATGTGTTGATATCTATTTTTGTTCCTAGTAAGGCATCCCAAACTGAAATATATTTTTCTACTACGAGATTATCCCCTTCTCGTCTGTAAGTACGATGTGGAATAACTCTAACATTTACTATTAGATCTCCGGCTGGTATGTTAGGTACGCTGTTGTCCCCCATACCCTGATATCTAATCTGTTGTCCTTCTTCTATACCTGCAGGGATAGCAATATTGATAATTTTCTTTCGACCGCCTGGTATAGAAACTTCAGCGTCAAGATTTTTACCGTTAAGAACATCTTCTAGAGTTAGATCAACAACTAAACTTATTGTTTTATTGCGATGTGCGTGCCTTTGTTGAAAACCGCCAAATCCAAAATTGCCAAACATATCTTCAAAATTGTGTGTGCCAAAATGGAATTCAAAAGGTCCGCTTTGTCCAAAGCCGCCGTGATGCTGTTGACCCTTAGGATCAACGCCCATATCAATCATTTGTTTTTTCTGAGGATCGCTAAGGATCTCGTAAGCCTCAGAGATTTGCTTGAATTTCTTTTCATCGCCACCTCGGTCTGGGTGATGTTGCATAGCCATCTTACGGTAGGCTTTCTTTATCTCCTCTTGAGATGCGTTTCGATTTAAACCTAAAGTAGAATAATAGTCCATATTAAAAAAATAAAAAGGCCTTAAGTGGCCTTTTTATTTAATATGAAAGCAGTGAAGGATTATTTTTTCTTCTCAGGTACTGCTGTGCCTTCATGCTTTTTATGAACTTTTACGTCTTTACAATCTTGTTTTGGTTTTTTGGTTTTTGGATCAATAACTGGCTTGCCGTCTTTGCCTTGTACATCTACACAAACCTTTTTAGTTTCTGGTTTCTTGTCGTCGGCCGCGTATGAAGGATATGCTACCGCTAATGCTAGACCTGCTGCGAAAATAATATGTTTCATTTATTTCTCCTTATAGTTCGGGTTGAGGTGGTTGAAATGGCATTGGTTTTCCAGTACTGCTCATCATAGGAGCAGCAGGAACGCCACCAAATGGACTAGAATCTGCTGGTGCTCCAAAACCGCCTGTGCTCATAGTATTTCCTCCTAGAGGAGCACCGCCAAATGCTGATGTTGGCGATTTGAATGAAGCATTGAATCCGCCTAGACTAGCCGATGCACTAAATCCTCCTGTTGGACTGCTAGGTGCAGTTGGACTTGGACTAACGCTAGGTGGTTTATTAGCAGCATCTAACGCTTTGGATTTTAGATCCTTATCGTTGCCTGCTAACATAATACCGCTTAGTGTTCCTGTAAGGAATGTGGCGATAGGAATGATCAATTCAAAAAACTTTTGATCAATTGGTGAAATAGCATTGAGAGGCTGTGTAACAAATATGATAGAATATAAAACAACAAATACAATTCCAGTTAATGTCAATGCTAAACAAATACCAATAAAGAATCTCAACCTAGCCATTAACTGGTCTTCGGTATAGATAAAGAATTCTCCAGTATCTGTATTATTCTTTTTAAATTTCGATAGTAACTCCATTACTTGCATCCTCCGCTCGTTGGCTGTGTTGGGGTCATAGTTGGTGTTGGTGCTGGACTATCCTTAGCAGGACCAAGTCTAGGATCTCTTTGACCTTTGAAAATATGTTCTGGACAAGTCCTTGTTACATCACAAGTAGGTAACTTGCAGATATCCTTGTCCCAGTTTTTAGGATCTTGGCAAGGATAGCGGAAACTATCACCGCCGAACACGGCTAGACCCAGGGGTAGTGCTAGTAAAATTACCACCCATTTAAATAGTTTTAAATCACTATTCATATCGCTCCTCGCTCTAATAAACTATACTGTTATTTAACAAAAAAGCCCAGAAAACTGGGCTTGGGTATTGAAGTATAAAGTGCTGTTATTATTCTGTAGGTTTTTGTTTAGAAAATTTTTCAGATGCTGTAAACCCTAGTCCTGCTATGGCAATGTACATCATCGCTTCATAGACATTAGGATCTACAGTTTTATCCCAGACTAAGTCTCCAATAAATCCAGCAGCACACAACAAAAATGCTGCCACAGTTATTGCTCGCTTACTGCTTATACCTTCGTCGGTTCCGTCGGTGAGCATACTATGAAACCAGTTCATTGTTTGTCTCCGTTGTTTACTAGTTCTTCTTGCAGTTTAAGTCTTTCTTCGCAGGCTCGAACTTCTAACATCATCTCTGCTGCTACCTTTTGTGCCTTCTCTGCTGCTCTGATTGCTGCTTCGTGGGCATGTTTTGCTTCTTGGTATGCTTTGGTTTTGGCCGCTGATAGTTCTTTTTCTAATCTATCAACATCGTTGGCAGCATATTCTGCACGTTTATTAGAATCTAAAAATATACGTCTTAGTTTTTTAGCCGCTGTTTCTTCTAACTTTCTTATGAAATTCATTTCATTTTCCTTCGTAGATCTTCTTTTGACCGTTGTACCATACGATCCAGTCATCTACTTTGGCCTTGCATTCATAATATGTACCATAGTTATCGGATACTACACCTATGATATCACTTAATTTGTCTGTTTTAGGATCCACTAGTTTTAAATCAGGACAGGCATCTAACAATTCTTTAGGTACATCTGGCCATACCTGTTTGATAGGCACAGGTTGTTTAAAAAGACAGCCAGTTAGCAAGAAAGGAGTTAGTAAGAGCCATAATTTCATTTGGCCTTCTCCGGATTAGCAGCAGATTTGTTTAGTAATTCTGGAACTTTAGGATCTATCTTACAATCTTTATCTATGAATTCTTTCTGTACCTGTATCTCAGTGCGTACACGATCTCTGTATTCAACCCTAACTTCTGATTTCTTTTTACGTTCGTCGGATAATTTTTTGTTTAGATCGGCCGCTTCTACTGCCTTTTTATCTGCAGCCTCTTGTGCCACACGTACTTTTTCTTCCCACATTGCTTGCACACCACTTCCGCCGTACATGAATACGCAAACTAATGCTGCAATACCCCCTAAGGGTTTTACAAACATCATGTAGGGTTTTAGAGGAGGGAAATGACTGAATATGCTGGCAAAAAAGAATGCTACTAGACCAGCCCCAGCCCCAGCCAACCACATCCAGGCAGGAATAGTACTAAGGACTGCGTCTATTAACCAAGTAAACATTTACACTCCGAAAATATGCAGAGCGTGATTGTAGTGTTTGATTCTATCTTCGAGGCCGATAGTGCCGCCATTGATACGTTTAGTTAATGTAAGAATATCGCCAGCATCTGCCCACTGGTTAAGTTTGTTCTGTTCCCAGAAAAAACATCCTGACTGAACAGCACCTTCGAAGGTTTCTAAATATTCGCTGGCTTCTTCTACAGGAATATCTAGTGAACCTGCAAAGAATGTATAGTTGTTTTTACCAGTTAATTGAATAAGCCCACGGCCGCAATATCTCCAACCATCACCGCTGGCTTCATCACCGTTGCCCATGCGATTAGCATAGACTCTGTTGGCAATCATTTCGGGTTTGTTAGCATATGCGGCAGCAGTAGCATCGTCTGGGAAATACTTAGGAAATACTTTGCGCAGACTTGCTGCCTTGTAGTTTAAGTTTTCTTTTAAGAAAATAAATCCACCACTTTCGTGAGCGCATTGTGCTAAGAACGCTGCTACCCGTTGTGGAGTATTGATTTCGTATTCCGGAAGAATTTCTGATATTGCTTTATACCATTGATCCACGTATGGATTTTTTGGAATCATTTCTTTTAATTGATCTTTGGTAAAATTAAATGTGAAACTCATTATTCTGTCCTTTGCAATAAAATAGTTTTGTCACCGTTAGTGAACAGGAAGTTTTCTCCGATTTTGTTTATGCTATAATCGCCTAATACTTTAGTAAGCCAGAAAACTTCACTGGTTGATTCTTCGTCAACTGTTATAGTACCTTCGTTCATAGACATAGATTCTTGATCTTCTATGATCTTAAATGTAAATTTTTTGTCAAAAGGTTTATGGAAAGTTATTAGATCGCCTTGTAGAGAAAGATCGTCCATTAATGTTTTATTGAAAAAATGTTTGTAACCTTCCACTTTAAATCCAGTCATAGTCTGCTCATATGCTACTGGAGTGGAAGGCACTACTGATTTTACTGCTTCTTCAGTGAGATCGTTTTCTTTACCACTTTTATAGTATTTAAATTTAAATGATTCTATATTGGTTAATTTTTTAATTCCGTAAATTAATTCTTGTATTTGTTCTGCTAACTTTTCTGTTCTATTTAATTCTACAAAAACAAAGTATTCACCGTCTTTGTTTTCACCAGAACTAACGTCAGCATCTAATACAAAGTTATATCCTTTCTCAATAAACTCCATAAGATCTTTAGCAGGAGATCGGTCTTTGGCTTTGAAACTGACCACACATACGTCACGGTCCTCACCCATTTTAGATTTGTAAGTATCTATTTCTAGGGTAGAAAGTATCATCTCACTGAGATCTTCCGACCTCAGCCCTTCATTAAGTTGCTGGTTGTTCTGCATTCGCTGGTTCCTGTGTTGGTTCGGGCTGTGTGCCAACTACATTATTTTGATTGAGGATATCTTCTACTTTGTTTTTATCTAGAGTTTTGTAACCTCTGTTGATATCACTCATTAATTTTTTAGGCATTAAAATTTTGACCATCCATATATCTTCTTGATCAATTTTGCCTTTTCTTGTTCCTGGACGAATATCGTCAGGAGTTTTAATTTTTCTTACTTTGGCAATTTGGCTTTCGGCATACTGTACTTTACAGCCATAATCTAAAAGGCGTTGACCACCTCTAGGTTCAGGCATTTTGTCTTTAGGCCACATAAAAGTACACTCTACAAAGTAGCGTGATTCTTTAGGACCAGCCATAAGTTCGCCGTCGATCCAGTTGTCAAAAACATAGACATCTAGTTCGTCTATAACACGCTCAAAATCCTTGAGTATGTTTAGGCTGTTGTTGGAGCCATATATTTGCTCTATATTTTGTATAACGTCTTTGATATCGGCCATGATTTCTCCCTAAGTATTTATCGTCAAAAGTTTATCATAACACATAACTTTTAGTGCTGTTTGTTAAATACTTTTGTGTTCGGCTACGGACACTACGGTTTGAGGTCCGTGCCTAACACTTAAAAGGAGGGCTAACCTTATATGAAGAGAAAAAGAGCAGTAGCACAAAAGTCACACTCTTATCAAGAACAGCAGTCAAATGTTATTAAGTTAGTAGATAATCAACATCAAAAGCGCCATCGCGTACAGATATATCCCAAGAACCTCAATCAAGAATCTTACCTGTTAAAACTTAACGATCAGCAAAAAATGATAATTTTTGCTATCGGTCCAGCCGGTACAGGTAAAACCATGTTGGCAGTTCAATGGGCTATAGATCAGTTAAAGTATGGTGATGCTGATAAGATCATTATAACTAGACCGGCTGTGTCAGTAGATGAAGAGCATGGATTTTTGCCGGGAGATCTACAGCAAAAAATGGAACCTTGGACCAAGCCTATAATGGACGTTTTCGCAGAAAACTATTATGCTAAAGAAATTACTAACATGATAACAGAGGGGGTGATTGAAACTAGCCCTTTAGCATATATGCGAGGAAGAACATTTAAGAACGCTGTGATCATCGCAGATGAAATGCAAAATGCTACGCCCAGTCAGATGAAAATGTTACTGACAAGATTAGGACAAGGCAGCAAAATGGTAGTAACCGGAGACCTACAACAGGCCGATCGTCCTTCAAACAACGGATTACTAGAATTCTTGCAGTTATATAATAACTTTGAAAATCACAGATATGTGGATATATGCCATTTCACAGTAGGTGATATCGAACGCCATGAGGCGGTAAAGGAGATACTAGCGATATACGGTGATTCTTAATCTTTAGGAAGATAGGGGGTCAACCGATCCCCTAGCATTCTTTTGTAAAACTCGATCATGTCATCATAGCCAGCATCGGGGTTAAGTCCGTTTTTGATCACTTTCTTTTCTTTAAGGTCTAAGATGACCTTAGAACTTTGTATGTGACTCGTTCTGTAATGTCTTTTAAATTCAGTTAGTTCATCATATTTGCCATTAGGCTTTTGAACGTAACTAACAATCATATATCTTTCATTCATCTAACTTCTCCACTGTTACTCCTGCTTTTTTGAGGAATAGTATTCCAGAATCATCCCTATAAGAATTCCGATAGAAAACAGAATTAAGTCCAGACTGGTAGACCAGTTTGGCACAATCCAAGCAAGGAGCATGAGTAACAAAGAGTACAGCCCCATCGCCACTCTCGTTGGATTTAGCCAGTTTGGCGATTGCGTTTGTTTCAGCATGTAATACCTCTGGTTTAGTTTTTAATCCGTATCTATATTCTTCTTCTGCTTCTTCGTTGTATTCTGTGTAAGGATACATCGTATCAAATTCTTCCGGGCTTAGCCAACCGCCTGCACCTGGATCCCAAACCTTATCCTCGCAGTTGTTGTCCCATCCTGCTGGCATACCATTGTAGCCAATAGAAATAATTCTATCATCCTTGACTACAATAGCGCCAACATGCAGTCTACGTGCATGACTAAGTTCTGCAAATATTTCTGCAGTTTTCATGTACGCTTGTTTAAATTTTTGTTTCATCTAAGGGGTTACCTTCTGCATCTACTTCTATCCATGTATAATCGCCTAACCATTTTACACGGCAGATATAATCATACCAATCAGGAGCACTGCTGCTCCAGTCGTCGGGACCATGCATAGTTAATATAGTGCCGCCTTTCCATGTATCGTAGGCTAACCAATAAATTTGACCGTGATATGTTTGGAATTGATATTTGGCAGCATGTACAAGATCAGTTACTTCTAGTCTTCGTTTTATACTAGCAGCCTGTTTTTGTAATACTGCTACTAGTTCCATGATACGATTATATTCCTGTTGTCCGTGCATGCGAGCCACATTGACCATAATGTCTTTTTGTTTTTCAACAGGAATAAGATCAAATGCAGGGCCTCCTACTTCAGTAGGATAGGGAGTCACATTCTTATTAAAAAATGCAACAATATTATCGCCTACTTTCGAGTCGTAACTATTTTGACCCTTGGCAACATTAGATTTTTTAGCCATTCAGTTTAGCCAATCTAATCAGCGTGGCACTTAGGTTAATTTCTGGATCAGCACAGATTGGATGATCTACCAATCCCTGTTTGATGATCAATATGGCTTTGTCTTGATTATCATCACTGCCAAAGATATCAAGGTTGTTATAAAGCCAACGATAGATTTCGATGATTTCATCCGCTTGCACTTTACCACAGAGCATTTTACGTGCTTCTTGTATCTTACCTGCCTTGAATAATTTAACCATATCAAATTTCCACTCCAACGTGCCAGTGTCACTTTGATTAGGAGTAAACAATTTGCCTTCTCTAGTATTTTGTTGTAATAGATTTATACATTTTCTTAGATCCGGATATGTTGCTTTGACATAGGTATCTAACACTTCAAGATCAAACTCTATACATTCTTCTACTAAAATAGTTGCGGCCCTAGCAGTAAATTCTACAGGATCTAATCTAGTAAAGTGAAACTGCTGGCATCGACTATGGATCGCAGGAACAATCATGCTAGGTGTATTGCAGGTTAAGATAAATCTACTGAAGTTGCTGTATTCTTCCATAACACCTTTTAGAGCATCTTGTGCAAAAGGAGTAAGTCGATCTGCCTCGTCTAGTAGTACCACTTTAAATGGACCAAATGGAATCATGCTTACAAAGTTAGTGATTCTTTCTTTCATTAGATCTAGACCACGTTCTCTAGATGCATTAATTTCTAACACGTCATATTCTTCAATGCCAATTTCGTTAATCAGCATTTTGGCCATAGTGGTTTTACCTATGCCCGGAGTACCACTTAACAAAAGATGAGGAATACTTTTTTCTTTGATCCATGTCTGTACTTGTTTTTTCTGTTCTTCATCTCGCCAAACATACTCATCTAGTTTTTTAGGTCTATACTTTTCTACCCATAGTTCTTTCATAATTTTCCTTCTTTTGTAGTTTCTTTTTCAATGTAAACTTCAGGCGGATTAAACGCCTTCCAACTATCAGGTGTAAAGATTTTAACAGGTTTCCAGTATTTGTGTAGTATGTTGTTGACAACAATCGCTGCAATTACTACAACGATAAACCCTAACGTTGTCAAAACGGTACCGGCTAAAAATACAGCCGCTTGATCCATATTCATAATCTTAATCCTTTTTCAACTTCAGCAGCCACTACTCGTCCTCGAAGTTCGGTTGTGGAGAAAGAGTGTTCTCGACGATTAAAGTAAAATTCAATACCTTTATTGATACACTCGTATTTTCCTGTAAATTCTTTTTCTGCATATTCATCTCCTAGTATTCTAACATTAATAGGATAAGAAAGCAAGATGTCTACTAATTCTTTTTCAGTAGAATACGGAATTACTTTATCCACATATTTGCAGGCTTCTAGTTGCACGAACCGTTCAAACACCGATTGAATCGGTTTATTTTTTTCGATCGGGCGATCTATTGTAGGATCAGTTTGTAATCCTACAATAAGATAGTCGCATCGTTTTTTGGCTTCTTCTAACATTAGAAGATGTCCAGCGTGAAAGAGGTCAAAGGTTGAGCAGGTAAATCCAATTTTCATACAATATTATTTTTAATTAATTTTAAAATGCGTTGACGCATTTTATATTGTTTAAAATATTCGTAGCACTTTTCTAAAGAAATCGAAGCCATTGATTGTTTTTTAAGATTGCTACATACCCATTCCGGGCTACGTTCTTGCAACTGTTTAAATTCTACATCATCAAACTCAATTAATTTAACTTTTTCTGTGGTATTAAATTTGATATAGATCAGCGGATCGCCTTCTTTAATATCAAGTTCAGCAATTCCAGGTTTAAAAATAAATGCAGGTTTAGCAGAAGGTCGAAACCATTGGCCGATATCAAAACTAGCAGATATAGAAAATGTATTATCGACAAAACTGTTTGATTCGTAGTAAGCAGGTAGTTGGGTAGCGATTAAACTTTTTTCACTAAAGAAAAGGTAGCCCATCCCCAGTTGGTGAATCCCAAACTTTCCTTGCGACTCGCCTACGAATGCTTTGGTAAAATTCATTTCTTGATTTTCTACTTTAATAGAATTTCTTCCAATATGAAGTTTTAAATTTACAGGACTTTTAATAACATAGATATTTTTCAAATCATCTACAATAGCAGGACACTTAGATACTACAGGGCCGAAAAATTCTTGATAATTCATGTGTTTTAATAACGGCACAGGTTCTAACAGCCTCATAGCAGACATCATAGCATCAGGGCCAAATCCAATCATTGCTAGATCTTGAAACCCCGGGTTGGATCTAGTCCAGTAAACATTTACAGTCATTGCTCGTAACCTTGATTAAGTAAATTTTTTTCTCTTTCTTGATAGAGATATGGTTTTAAATCTGGTGGAGTCCAGCCTAGAGGTTTAAGAACTTTGCCATCTTCACGCTTACGTACCTTACCTGTGTCTTTATCGATCTTGGCAAAGTTAGTACGCATGACTTCTTTCCATGCTCCCTCTGCATCTGCACCCATTGAATGTATAGTGCCGATAGTAACAACTAGAATATCAATGAGAGCATCTAGTGTTTCAAGTTGATCATTGTTTTCAACCGCAACTTGTAATTCTTTAAATTCTTCTTGAATCAGACCTAAGTACATTCTAAATTGTGCTTGATCAAACTCTCCACCCGCAGATTGATCGCAGGCAGACATAAATTTCGCTTGGTCGCGAAAGGGATTAGTCATTGTATCTCCTTAAGACTTTAGAATCTTAATGATACGCTTTTGTTCTTGTTCTGTCAACCACTGTTGCTCCAAATCGCCAAAGTTTGGAGCCTTGTTGAGTGCGTGGTCTATTATGGATTTGATCTGATAAAGATCTTTTTTAAATTCGAAGGCAGTAAAGCCATCATTGTAAGGACTGGAACACTCACGACCTAGTGCGCTAATTTGATTAGCGATATCTGCAGCATCCCAGTTCTTCTTAAGACCCATTATACACTATCTACAATAACATCGTCCTCGGCAGTGGGAGCCGTTTCTGATATTGCAAGAATGCTGTTAGCATCTACTCGCCAAATGTCTTTTTCACCTTCTCCGTCATTGATTCTAATTTTTCTAGTCCAACGACCGTGTTCAACTAGGATCCATTGACCTATTTCAACATCTTTCTGTTCAGGTCCAATTTTATAAACCTGTCCCCACCTGGGTCTGATTCCGTGACTCTTACCATTGTCACTGCGTAAGATAATACCGCTGGCTGTTTTTCTTTCCGAAAAATTCATTCCAGTTACGATCACGTGATCATGTATAGCACGTATTTTGATATTTTGAGTATCGTAAAATGCCATTATTTCTTGTTTCCTCTTGTAGCGATTTCTTCTCTAACTGCTCTGGGATTATTTTTGTAATAATCTTGCATGATCTGTTCTTTAGTTCTGACGATCTGACCGCCAGGCCCTAGTTCATCTCCCCGTGCATTAACTTTCATGTTTCCTACAGCAGGTGTAAGTTCATTTCTCAATGACAGTTTATCCATGTCAATTGTTTTTCCCTGCATACTGGTATATGTTCTACCCATTTTATTTCTCCTTGAAGAACTCTTCTATTGGTATATTGTATTTAATCGGGTCGATCTTATGGACCCCTATGATATGAAGCACATAACTGGCCACACTAGAACCTCTGCCTACTCCCCAAACTACGTTATTGGCTCTAAGAGTATCCACGATATATTTCATAGTTTTTAGCATGAGAATCATATCATGTTTAGCGAACAGTCTTAGTTCTTCAACTACTCTTGCTCGTATTTCCGGAGTTGGACAACGTTGATACAACCAATCTAATATATCCATAGTTCGATATTCTTCTGGAATAAACCAATGGTCTGTATCTATATTCTGCATAGGAATTGGATAATCTAATCTTTCATCGTCTATGCGTTGCATATACTGTTTGAATTCATTAGAAATTACACAGTCGGACAATATGTCCGGACCGTGTATCATTACTGCTTCTGTTAAATCTTTTAAGTTATTTGTTAACATTAATCAGTTGATCCAAATCGCCGTCAAGTTCTGCTTGTGTACGTTCACGATATCTTTTAGATAATTCGTCTTTGTATATTGTAACAAAAGTTGCGATCTGTGTCAACAGTTCTGGCTTGCCCAGACGTGATGCTTGGTAATATTTTCTAGTCAATTCTTGGACTTTTTCTTCCAATTCGTTTTCTTTCAATGCTGAAAGATCTTCAGTAAAAGGGTGAAGCATTTTATGACGAGAATTGTCCAATATAATTTAGAAAAATCCTATCGGATTTATGACGCCAAACTTCTACGATAATAGGATTGCCGCCGCCTGCTGCTAATTCTTGACTAGTGATAGTAAATGGTGCAGGGAATGTTGCATTCTTTTTCAATACAGTTCCGCCACTGGTACTGAAAGTTAATGTTCTAGTTGTGCCGTCGCCATACAATTCCAAAGTAACTTTACCTACACTTGGAGGTAATGTATTGCTGTCTGGAAAATTTTGGAATTCAATTACTGTGTCTGCGCCAAAGCGGAAAATTTGATATGTACCGTTTTCAAAATCGATGATTAGCGGAGTTGTAATAGTACCGCCATCGAAACGCTTTTCGTAATTGTCTTGCATAACTGCACGGCTGATAATAGTTCTATTGAAGTCATTATCAATATCCAATCTAGCCGCATTGGCTTCTAGATCAGT